TGGTAAAGCAATCAAAGATGCAGGATATCCATATGAGTATGTAGCAGTAGATACAATAACAGCATTGGAAACAATGTGTGTCAAAGAAGCTGAAAAGCTTTACATGAATACTCCAATGGGTAAGTCCACATGGTTGAAGAAATTACCAGATAAAACATGGGATCCTGAATCTGCAAAGTTTAAGTATGGTACAGTTCTTAATCTACCTAATGGTCAAGGTTATGGATATTTGCGTGATGCAATTGTAAAAATCATAGAAGAAATAAAAAAGTTTGCACCAAAGGTAATCCTGTTGGGTCACGTTAAAGATGCTATGATTGAAAAAGCAGGAGCAGAAGTAAATTCTATGGACCTAGATCTAACAGGTAAAATAAAAAGAATTATATCTTCGCAATCTGATGCTATTGGATATCTATACAGAAAAGGAAATCAAAACATTTTGACTTTCAAAACTAAGGATGACGTAGCATGTGGAGCACGACCAGTTCATTTAAGAAATCAGGAGATTGTTGTCTCTGAGATGGAAGAAGGTGAGTTTAAAACTCACTGGGATAGAGTATATATTGATTAATTTAAACAGTTTAAAAAATGGGATTAGGTATTGATATTCCTAGTGGAAACGGTGGAGTTTATAAAGGTATAAACCCTGGAAATTATAAAGCTAAAATTAATAAGCTTGAATTATGGGCTCGTGATTTTTGGAAGCCTGAAGAAAATGCTCTCTTCTTTATACTAAAGATGGAGACAACTAAACCAAGTCCAGATTTTGTAGGTTACCCAATTGATGAGAATGATCCTGACGGGCCCAAACATGAGGGTCTTGTAGGTAATGTAAAGTATAGTACATATGCTTATAAAGATGGGTTCAATACAAGAACCAACAAACAAGAGACAAGAGACTCTAAGATTCTAAAAGACTTGCTAAGTCTTTGCATGGAACTAGGTATTGTAGATTGGTTTAAGAAATACAATAACAAGCTAGTTACAATCGAAGAATGGATTGAGAAATTCAATGAAGAGAAGCCAGCTGAAGGTAAATATCTCGAAGTATGCATCGCTGCAGAAGAGTATGTTGCTAAAGATGGTAAGACAAAGAAGACACTCTATTTACCAAAAAGTGTATTCGTAGATGATGAAGGTATATGGTATAACCCATACAAAGGTTTGCTTAATACTAAGAAGCATGTTATTCAGTATGACGAAGATAAACATTGGAAGAAAGTAAATCCTGAACCAGTAGAAGGATTCAAACCTGAAGATGTTGACATTGACAATATTCCTACGAGCGATGTTGATGTTGATATAGACTTTACCCAAAGTGAAGATCTAAAAGACTTCGATATTTAATTCTTGATTCATTAAGAGAGGGGAGCTAATACTCCCCTTTTTTATTCTTTACAAATATGGTAGCAAGAAAGTATGTATTTTTTGTAGAGGATGTTCCTTCTCAATGGATATTTGAACACTATCTTGGACTAAAAGAAAGACTTACAGGACAATCAGTTAAGATGAATTCTGTATTTAAGTCAGAGAAAACCCCATCGATGTGCTTATATGTAAACGACAAGGGCGAGTACATGTTTAAGGATTTCTCAAGTTCAAAGGGTGGCAATGGCGTTGCGTTAGTATCAGAGCTATTTTCCATAGCATACAAAGACGCAGCAATGAAAATCAAATCAGACTATGAGCATTATATAAATGATGAGGAGATTCCTATAGAATTAATTAATACAGAAATCTCACCACATAGTAGATACAAACTATCAAGTCATAATAAGAGAGCATGGAATAAAGCTGATGCATTATTCTGGACGCAATTTGGAATAGGTTCTGATATACTTAATGAATATAATGTAGTACCATTAGATAGTTATACACTAAGTAGAACTGATAAACATGGTGCTATAGAAACTATTCAAATTAAGAAGCAAGGTATCTATGGGTATTTCACCAAAGACGGAGAGCTCTATAAGATCTATCAACCAGGACAGAAGTCTAAGAAGTTTATCAAGATCAAGGATTATATCCAAGGTACAGATCAACTTAAGCATAAGAAGTATCTTATGATATGCAGTTCACTTAAGGATGCAATGGCATTTGTATCGCTAGGATTTAGCAATATAGATGTCATTGCGCCTGACAGTGAGAACATAATGATCCCAAAAGATACCATTGAAGAACTCAAATCAAAGTATGTAAAAGTATTTACCATTATGGACGATGATTCTGCGGGTTTAAAGTCAATGATAAGATATCAGGATGAGTATGGAATACCGTATTTACACCTGCAGATGTCTAAGGACTTATCAGATTCTGTCAAAGATTATGGAAGAAAGAGTGTAAAAGTTGTATTGTATAATATGTTAAAAGATTTAGTTAAATGATTTGGGTATATAATGATGAGGAATTCACCGACGAATTAATTCCTGAAGGTGCCGTAGGATTCGTGTATCGTATGACTACAGCTATTGATGGTGATGTAGTAATGTATATAGGTAAGAAAAACTTTTACGCCAATCGTAAAGTAAAACTTGGAAAGAAAGCTGCACCAACAGATAAACGTAAGAAAGACTATAAGCGAGTATCTAAATTAGATTATCATAAATATTACAGCAGTAATGAAGTGCTAAAGAAGGCCCATAAAGATGGGATACCAATTAGAAGAGAGATGCTTAAGATATGCTATAGTCAAATGGAGCTTACGTATGAAGAGGCTAAGTTTCTATTCTGTAATGAGGTTCTGGAAAAAGAGCACTACCTGAATAATAATATATTAGGTAAATTCTATAAAACAAAGTAATGAATTTAAGAGACGAGTCTTTAGCTAAAATTACTAAAGATCTCATGTTCACAGAACCTTTCTATGGTCTCTTGTTAGTTGCCATGAATAAAACATGGACTACTCAATTAGAAACTGCAGGTGTAACAGTCACAGGTATCAATTTCAGTCTTGCAATTAATCCTGATTATTGGGATAGCTTGAATGATGCACAGAAGAAAGGTTTATTAAAACATGAGTTAATGCACATAGCATTCTTTCATCTAACAGATTTTAGTCATCTGGCGGATAGAATGATTGCAAACTGGGCAATGGATATCGAGATCAATCAGTATATTGATCCTACATGGCTACCTAAAGGTGGCCTACTACCAAGTACATTTCCACATCTAAATCTCAAAGAGAAAGAAGGTACTCTGTATTACTATGAGAAACTTAAGGAACTACAGGATGAAGTAATTCAAACAATCAAAGATGCTATAGCAAACGGAGAGTTAGATGTTACATTACCTGATGATACCAATGTTAAATTGACAGAACATGATTGGTCTGATATAGAAAACCTAGATGAAGGTACTCAGAAAGTAATAAGAGAACAAAGCTCTGCTATAATACAAGATGTAGCTGAGCAAGTAGAAAAGTCTAGAGGTACTTTGCCTGGTGAAATCAAACAGATCATAGAAGCACTCAAGAATATACCGCCACCTAAGTTTGACTGGCGTGGTTATATGAGAAGATTTGTAGGTAAGTCTGTTAAGATATATACTAAGAAGAGTAGAAGGAAGCTTAGCAAAAGATATGAGGATAATCCTGGTCTTAAGATTAAGCAACGCAAACACATCTTAGTAGCAATTGATACATCAGGATCTGTATCTAAGTCAGAGTTAGTCGAGTTCCTACAGGAGATACATCATATACATAAAACAGGTAATGATGTTACTATAATACAATGTGATACTGCGATATCTCATGTAGGTAAATACAAACCTGGGGAAGACTACAAGATCCATGGACGCGGGGGAACTAGCTTTCAACCCGTAATAGATTACTATAATGAACGTATTAATAAGATCAGTTGTCTTATCTATTTTACAGATGGAGAGGCACCTGCACCTATTGATGCAAGAGGTAATATATTATGGGTCTTAAGTAGTTCAAGTGAAATAAATGAATCCTTACCTGGATTTCAAATTAAGTTAGATCTATGATATGTTGTATTTGTAATGAAGAGTTTGATGAGATTGAAGAATTAGTAATAGAAGGTCAATCATTTCAAACACAAGGCGGGCATAATCCTGCACCAGTAAAAGATGAAGGTAGGTGCTGTACAAAGTGTAATTTCTCTGTAGTAGTACCAGCAAGAGTTAAAGAATTTATTAAAGAAAGAACACCAAATGGGAAAGGTTAGACTAGAAAGTAAAGAGTTAAAAGAATTCTTAAGATACATCATTAAGAATAATCAGAACATCCAAGAGAAGGGCAAGAGTCCTATTGCTGTAGAAATTGTTGGTGAATCAGGTATGGGTAAAACCAGTGCCGTAATCCAACTTGCCCAAGAAGAAGGGCTACATTTTGTAAAGCTTAATCTTGCACAGATTGAGGAACTAGGGGATCTAGTAGGATTCCCGATTAGACAATTCAAGTTAGTTAAAGCAGATGCCGCATCAGGTATTAAGCTAGCAAAATGGGTAGACGAGAATGCTGTTGATGAATATATTAAGCAAGGATACCAATTCACAAGTGAAAAGAGAATGAGCTACTGTCCACCTGAGTGGATTGCAGATAAGAACAGTGGTGGTATATTACTACTAGATGACTGGAACAGAGCAGATGTTAGATTTATTCAGGCAGTAATGGAGCTTGTAGATAGGCAAGAGTATATCTCATGGAAGCTACCAAAGAACTGGCATATAATTCTGACTGCTAACCCAGATGATGGGAAGTATCTCGTTAACTCAATTGACTCAGCTCAAAGAACTAGATTCATTAGTACTGAGATTAAGTATAGTGTAGAGCGCTGGGCTGAGTGGGCAGAAGCAAATGAGATTGATGGTAGATGTATCAACTTTTTATTAATGCACCCTGAAGTAGTTAACGAAAATGTTAATGCAAGATCTGTAACTAAATTCTTTGACTGTCTTGATTCAATTGAGAACTACGAGTCTAAACTGGGCCTAATCCAACAAATAGGTGAGGGCTCTGTAGGTGTAGAAGTAGGTACTTTATTTACTCAGTTTATAGCAAATCGATTAGACAAGATTATTAATCCTAAGCGCATGCTTCTTGAAGGCGCACATGAAACTGTTATCGAGGAGATAAGAGAAAGCGTGTATGATCATTCAGGATACAGAGCTGATATTGCAAGTATGTTAACCAGTCGTTTAGTTAACTATGCTTTGTTCCATGCTGAGAAGAATCCAATTGATCAAAAGACATTGGATAGAATCACTGAGCTGATAAAAGCAGATGGTGTATTTAACAATGATTTGAAATATATCATTGCAAAAAGATTGTTTAACGGTAATAAGGCTAAGTTTCAGAAACTAACATTCATTCCTGAAGTAGCTGAATTAATTATGAAGTAACATGTATAAGTTAGCATTAGTATTAAAGTATGATGATACACATCGTTTTCCATTAACATTTAAAATGGAATACTTAGTGGAGCATGAAGATCTAGTAAAGTATTCTAAAACACGTGAATGCGAATTGAAAGAAGGAGATATTATATATCCATTACCAGATGTAGGAATACCCAGATTTAAACTGAAGATGGGATGTGAAAAGAAAGGAGTAAGTGTTACTAGATCAAGTGAAAAAGCAGATTACATTATCATTAATAAAATTAATAGACGTAAATCTTATACAAGCTTATCAAATCAAGAAGTAACATACCATAGTTTTGCCAAACTTAATGAGTATTTAGACATATTCTTGACATCTTATGCTGCAAACGTATATAGTAAAAAAGACAGCGAATTAACAAATCAATATGCAGATCTAGCAGCAGTGTTAAAGGAACGTAAAGATTCTATGGATATTCTTATTTCATCAAATGATTTAGAAAAGTATATAAAATTTGCAAGTAATAATTTTGGTAAATGGATTTGGACAGGGTATTTTAATAAAATAAATTTCTTATCTTTGAAAAAACCAAGTCTAACATCCAAGTTAAGGTATCAAGAGACTTTAGTATCTCAAATCAACGAAGACTCTATAATCATTACTGATAAGAAAATGAACGAGCTGCAAGCTATGTTCGACAGTAAAGATCAAGGAAACATTGTTCTTGCCATGGAGATGATGGCAAACTCAAACTACGAAGAAAGTATTCTCAATCTGTATCTACTCCTCGTTAAGAATCTAAGACTCATTTCAGAACAAAAAGAAAGTACGCATAAGAATTTCCAAGGTATGATGGATTTCTTTGGTAAGAATTTAAAGTATATGAATACTCATATACAAAATTCAGAGGTAGATTATATCGCTGGACTACTAAAGAAGTACAACAAGTTGACTAAAGAATCAATGGAAAGACTATTGGTATATTACGCAGACACCCATACACAGTTTGTAGGTAAATTTTGCAATTCAATATTAGTATCAAATCCTGATGTAAACTTTGATTAATATGGATTTAAATGAAAGGTTAATTAAGGAGGGAGAGTTTTATAGTTCTCCCTTCTATTTCAGTTATAGTAGTTTAAATAGACTACTATACGCACCATCAATATTCTATAAAGAGTATGTACTTAAAGAGAAAGAGATCAGGTTAGATCAACATCTCATAGAAGGTAAGCTTACTCATTATCTAGTATTAGATAATGCACAGTTCGATGATAAGTTTATTATTGCTGCAGAGAATCTTCCTACAGCAAACGTAAAAGATATCGTTGACATTGTATATGCTGTTACGGGAAACAGCGAGTATGGTCTAGAAGATCATAAAGAAGTTATATTAGAAGCAATGCGAGAAACCAATTTTTATCAGAACCTAGTAGATGATAAGAAAGCAGACAAAGACGGAGTACAAAAAACAGGTGATGAAAAAAGACTCGACAAAATTCTAACAGATCAATCAATTCAATACTATGAGTTCCTGAAGAAGAAAGCTGGCAGGGATATTATAGATGCATCAACTCTAGATAAGTGTACAAAAGCATCAGAAGCAATTAAAGCAAATCCAAAAATTGTAACACTACTTGGGTTAGACAGAGTTCATGATACATCAAGCTTTGGAATCTATAACGAGCTTGAGATAATTTGTAAACTAGAGGGATATAACTTTGGGTTAAAAGGTATCATTGATAATATGGTTGTAGATGTAGAAACAAAGACCGTAAGAATCAATGACTTAAAAACACTAAGTAAATCCATCAGTGACTTTCCTGAGTCTATTGAGTACTGGCGCTATTGGCTTCAAGCATCAGTATATAAAATGCTAGCTAAGGAATTTCTAAAGGATGTAATTGATGAGTCGTGGGTAATAGAGTTTAATTTTATAGTAATCGATAAGTATAATCAAGTATGTCCATTTAGAGTTACCAACGTTACAATGGATAAATGGACTGAAGAAACTATCGGATGCTTAAATGAAGCAGCTTACCATTATGATAATCAAGATTTTACACTACCTTTTAAATTCGTAGCAGGAGAAGTTTTATTATAAACACTTTATTTATGAATATAACTGATGTATATAAAAGCTATTATCAAAAGAGTAAACTCTTTTTATATCCACTATTAAAGATAAGACAGGGGTCAAGTATTGTCCCAATTGAAACTTATCTAAGATGGCAAGACAAGTATGAGCTTGGGGATAACAAGCTCATATGTGTCTACCATAATAGGCGTGATCAAGAATTTAAAAAGTTCGAGGAGAAGTTCTTGTTATCTAATCCAATGTTTTATGATTACTTTATGCTACCAGATAATATGGTTGCGTATGTATTTGATTTTACAGAGTATAGTAGAGACTTCTACAAGGTAGCAAACGGAGTATACTCCCAACTATCTAGCGAGTTTAAATTTAAAGTCATTAATTTTTATTCAGGTAACCCGCATAATGCTGCGTATATAGATAGTTATCTGTATCCTGAAAAACATTTCCACCAATATTCAGAAATTCTAAATTGCGATGTAGAGCTGTTAGTAGAGGTAGGAGAGTTATGTACTCCTCCTCAGATGGAAAGCGAAACATTAATAAGCAAACCAATTTTATTAGAATTATCAGATAATTGTATACATTTGTTAAAACAATAATCATTCAATATGAAAGTAGAGAATTACGGCAAGAACATGCTTGCATTAAGTAACTATTGGGGTGAATCAAAAAGTTTCAAACTCATCCCAATCACAGAAGATTGTCCTTACGCAGAAGTGATGTATGACACAAGTACAGGACTATTAGCAGTAATCAGTAAGATTAAAAAACAAGTATTTCATAATGTACCAAAGATAGATGACAATGGTGACATGATGTACGTGAAGTCTGGTAAACGTGAAAATGGCAAACCTTATAAGGAAGAGCGTCGTACCATTGATACGTTTCAAGAGTACTACATTATTGAAGAATCAGAAATCATTGACTTCATTAAAAGCTTTGCAGTCAATGCAGATAGTTTCAATTTCATGCAGTATATTGATGCAGTAAGAATGAGAAGTGAACCTGCTGTTGCAGAGGTAGAAGCTCAATAATAAATAGATAATTGGTAGTAGAGGGGGATGAAAGTCTCCCTCTATTTTTGTCTAATCAAATGGGGGAACAGCTTAACTGAACACAGCCTATGAGAACACATTGGGTAATGGACTATGAGACAATGAAGTCATGTTTCGTAGGAGTGTTTGAAGACTATAAGGGTAATGAGACTAAAGTATTTGTAATAAGTAGATTTCGTAATGATATAGTTCCTTTACTGCAGTTTCTTAAGAGCAATGTAGAAAAAGGAGAGTATCACATTAGTTATAACGGGATTAACTTCGATAGTCAAATAACTCAGTATCTTCTTCTTAATGCCAGGGACGTTGTAAAGATGAGTGCAGAACAACTTGTGAATAACATATACATTGAAGCACAGGAAGCAATTGCACTTAAAGACGCGGGAGAGTTTCTAAAGTATGGTCAGAGAAATCTATTAATACGTCAGATAGATGTATTCAGATTAAACCATTGGGATAACAAAGCAAAGAGATCAAGTCTAAAGTGGATTCAGTATAGTATGGATTGGCATAATATTGTAGATATGCCGCTTCATCATACGCACGTGATTACTTCTGTAGAAGAACAAGAAATGATCATAGAGTACTGTATCAATGATGTAAGGAGTACTAAAGAGATAATGAATAGATCAACAGAGTTAATAAGACTACGTAGGTCTCTATCTCATGAGTACGACATAGATTTATATAGTGCATCAGAAACAAAGATCAGTAAGGAGTTATTCATGCTATTCTTGAGTCAGAAGACAGGTATCAGAAAGTATGATTTAAAACAACTGCGCACACATCGTGACAGAATTGTAGTCAAGGATATCTTACTATCATACATATCCTTCAAGCGTCCTGAGTTTCAACAGCTTTATGAAGCCTTCAAACGTCTAATTGTGTATCCTCCTAATACTAAAGGTGCATTCAAGCACACAGTAAAGTATCGTGGAGCAGTAACTGATTATGCATTAGGTGGGTTACATGGTACTCGTAAGTCTGGTATCTATGAGGCTAAGGATGGTATGATCATAATGACTTCAGACGTTACTAGTTTCTATCCTAACTTAGCTATTAGGAATAAGTGGGCACCTGCGCACATTCCTAAACAAGCCTTTTGTAATCAGTATGAGTGGTTCTTCAACGAGAGAAAGAAGATTCCTAAGAAAGATCCAAAGAACTATGTGTATAAGATTATTCTTAATGCAACTTATGGTTTATCTAACGAGGAGGATAGCTTTCTGTATGATCCTGAGCTAACCATGCGTATTACTATAAATGGTCAGCTAAGTCTTACTATGCTGTATGAGATGATCACTGAAGGTATACCTGGAGCAATTCCTCTTATGCAGAACACAGATGGTCTAGAGACAATGATTCCTGAGCAGTATAAACAGAAGTATCTTGATATTTGTGAAGAATGGGAAAAGATAACTCAATTACAACTTGAGCATGACGAGTATCAGAAGCTTATACTAGCTGACGTAAATAACTATATTGCTCTTCATAAGTATAAAGAAGTATCTAAAGAGGAGTATGATAACTTAAGTACTAATCCTCATAGAATACTGAATATAGAAGACGGTAAATATTATCATGCTCCTGTGAAGTGTAAAGGTAGATTTGAGTTTGAAGATCTAGCCCTACATAAAAACAAGAGTCATCTAGTTGTTCGTAAGGCACTCTATCACTATTTCTTAAATAATGTAGAACCCGAAGAATATCTCAAATCAAATAAGAATATCTATGATTATTGTGCAGGTGTAAAGATCAAAGGTAACTGGGAGTTTATTGAACACAAGGTAAAAGAAGGAATAGCTTCAAAAGAAGCACTACAAAAAACCCTGAGATATTATATCTCAACAAATGGATCTAAGATAATAAAGACAAATAAATCTGATGGTAGAGAGATTCAACTTGAATCAGGAAAGTGGATGCAAACAGTATTTAATAAACTGGAAGAGAAGCCATGGGACGAATATCAGATTGATTATCGATATTATCTAGATGCAATAAAGAGGGAACTAATGAACATAGTTCCTCATATGTTTGAATCACAATTAAGTTTATTTAATTAAGTAGTTATGTCAAAAACAACAAAAGAGGTTAGCGCTGCTGACCTAGTAGGCGTTACTTTGCCTGTAAAAACAGAAACTTACACTGTAATTTCTCATGGATTCATTATTGATGAAGTGAGAAACGCTCTACGAAGAGCAGGATTTGAAGTTGTTCTAGAACAGTACAGAGCAAATAATAATCTAGAAGTAGCACGCGGTAGTTATATTATCAAGAGAGCTGAAGATCCATCGTTCATGATGTCATTTAGCTGGGTAAATTCTTATGATAAGTCAACTAAGTTCCAATGTGCAATAGGCGGCTATGTATGGGAGAACAATAGCTTTGTTATTGATAAAGAAGACAATGCTTTTATCCGTAAACATACTGGTGATGCAGATACTCTTGCACGTGAAACCATAAAAGAGAAGATAGAGAATGCTGAAAAGTATTATTTATCTGTTCTTAATGCTAAGCGTAAGATGGAAAGTATCAAGCTAACAAGATCTCAGGTAGCAAAAGTACTTGGAGAACTTTACTTTAGTTATGATATGTTGTCTATTGAGCAACTAAGTGGTATCAAGAAAGAATATACAAAACCTAGTTATGTGTATTCATCTGATGCAGATAGTCTATGGACAACTTATTGTCATATCTTGACAATCATTAAAGTAAGTCATCCTAAGCTTTGGCTTCAGCAACAAACGTTTATTCATAACTATTTCAAAGTCAATTACTTAATGGATCACATGATTGAGCCTGTAGTAGCTGAAATGTCAACTGAAGTTAAAGAGATTGCTGAACCTCTTGAGACTCCTGTACCAGTGATGGTTGAAGAAACAATAGAAGAAGAGATTTTTGAGATAAGTTCTGTACATGCTGACCTTGAAGCTCAGGATATAATGACTGAAGAAATTATGCATGAACGTGAAGAAGAAGACGAGAGATTTGAGTATCTTATCGACAATGATCTAGATGATACAGATGTTATTGAAGAAGTAATACCTGAACCTGAAGATCTAGATCCTATGATTGTTAAAGATCAAAAGATCATTGATGCTTTACAGAAAGAGATTAATAATATCTTTGGTGAAGAAATGTCAATTAAGATATATCTAGAAGGTGAAAATTATAACGTCATTACAAATGACGGGCAAGAAGTAACTGTACCAATTGATTATGTAAAGAATCTAGTATGAAAAAGCAACTTGATGCAGTAGCTAAGTTCCATGAGGCGTTCAATCAAAAGAACGCTACATGGCCTCAGCATCTTCGTAAAGAAGAATATGAACTACGCCATAGATTAATGGCAGAAGAAAATGATGAATATAAAGAAGCATGTGAAGCCAATGATATTGTTGGTGTAGCAGATGCTCTAGGAGATCAGATGTACATCCTATGCGGTACTATACTTAAACATGGTTTACAACATATTATAGAAGATATCTTTGATGAGATACAATCAAGTAATATGAGTAAACTAGGAGAAGATGGACATCCTGTGTTACGTGAAGATGGTAAGATCCTAAAAGGACCTAACTATTTCAAGCCAGATATTCATAAATTTCTGTAAGAAAGAAGGGGGGATATTATTCCCCCTTTTTCTTTTTTTTTCTAGAGTTGCCGTTATCTTCTAGCCATTGCCATAGCCTGGTAGAATTTCTGAATTGCATTTGCAGGATCCATAGTACTTCCTGTAAATCCAAGCATTCTTGCAATTTTAGCTTCAATCTTTGCAGCACCTTTCTTTTGGAAATCATAAGGCCCTACATCACGTGAGTAGTAAGCTCCTTCTTCCCCACGCAAAATTGCAATAGCATCATCAAACATTTGTTGCCATGAGTCTGTAGTAGGGCCAGCAACAATTGACTTAAGATCGACCATCTCAAAGTAATTATCAATACCACCAAATCCTAGAATCTTTTCAGGTATAGGTAAGAACTGCTCATTTTCTGCACGTATTTGAATCATCAAGTTTAGTGCATGTAGCTCTAACCATCCTGCTACATTGAACTGTCTAGATGAATCATCTTCAATTCCAAACCATGGAAGAGCTCCTGATTTTTTTCTTAGTTTCTTGTATCTTTCTTCATCGTCATCATCTGGGTCCCAACCAAATGCTAAAGCAATAATTGCACTTACAAGTAATAGTAGAGCAAATTCACTGAATGTTTTCATCATTGCTCTGGATTCTTCCTTGGTTAAGTATGGAATGTTTTTTCCAAATTGAGTTACTGTATCTTTTAATACTTGGAATGTACGAATGTAGTAACCCATATGAGGAGCTCCTAAACCTGGATTAAGTCTAGGCTTTGCATTTGATAAAGGACCTGCAAAACCAAATCTGTTCATAACCATAGGAGTGAAGTATCTTCTCAAATAAGATATAAATCTAAATGCAATATATCTTTGAGCTTCAGGTTGATCAAACTCAGAGTATGCTCCTTGAAGGTTATTGATTACCTGATGGACTCTATTCTTCATCATTGAGAACTCAGCTCCCATTTTAAGATTTCCTTCATCATCATAGGTAATACCCCATTTAGGATCAACACCTTTCTTAAGAACAATTTGTTTATTCTCATTTAGTTCCCATGCATCGATGTAGTTAATTTTTTTAACTGTGCCATCTTCTTGAGTCTGTTCTACCTTTTGATGATACATCATTCCTCCAAATACTTGAAGAGTAGCCTGAAGTTCTAACCATTTACGTGGACTATATAACCATGAACCTTCAACAATATCTTTACTTATAGTACGTGACATAGAAGATAATCTAAAGTCATTTTCAAGTCTACCTTGTGCAGGATCAAATATTTGTACTATCTGCTGCGTCAAAGACTTAGGTCCTTTAGTGTAAAGGTTACCCCCAAAACTTAGATCCATCATTGCCATTCCTGACCAAGCTTCACCTTTAGCAGCACTAAGAAGATTTAAATATTCTCCTGATGATGCTTGAATCATTGTTTGAAACTTAGCTCCAAAACCATTCTTTAATGCTGATGGAATGTTTAATGCAAAGAACTGGAATGATGCATTCTTAAATAAGAAGTTTGCAGTATTATTTAGTAATCGAGATTCAGAACCAAATCCTTTCATGGTAATTCCTTGAAACTCTCGCTCAATAAAGCTATTTATAGCTCTAGCTCTTATCGTTTGGTCTTTCTTTTTACGAGGAGGCAATAAGAATCTAGATATCATATTTTTCTTAACCTGTTCTACTACACCACCTCCATTTGCTGGGTCATTAACAACGTCTTGTATTGCTTGAGCTAATGGATGTATCTCAATAAGTTTCTTTTGTTTTTCAGCACTAAACATATATCTGTTTAGTCCACTAAGAAGATCTGTTGAAACATTATCTACTTCAATATCATATAAACCTGCAATAGGAACATCAGATACTTCATCATCAAATGCATCTAGATAAACAAGATTCTTTTCGTTGTCATGGTTAAAGCCTGACTCAGCATCATCTTTAGCACTTCCAAAGAACTCCTTTAAACGCTTAGTCATTTGTGTGATACCATTATATGCTTTTTCGCCTTTCTCAGATACACTTGTACTTAATACTGATTCATATCTACCCATGGTGAATCTTGGAAAATCTAAGTATAGTTTATCTCTACTACTTAAACCTACCTGGTTATTCAAATGGTATCTTGTAGCTTTCTCAAGAACTTTAAATGCTTTAGGATTAGTATCCTTAAACTCAAAATACTTATAGTTAATATATTTATCCCATTCAGGTTGTGTTCTATCTAGATCTTCTAATCCTTTTGGTAAAAAGTTCCCTCTGTTATCTACTGTCTTACCAACTATCTTTTCATTCTGATACTCAGCTTTTACTTCTTGACGATAGAATTTTTGAGCAGGAAGTCCTTGTATGATATCTGTAACTTTACCTGTTCTATCTTTAATCTTAGTAGATTCATAATGATTAGGATCCGTAGGTCTTGTAACTGACCAAATACTAATTCGTTTAAATACATCTCCTTCACGTGTTGGATAAGACATATGATTATTATCATACCATTTAGCAAATTCTGGACTTTGTGCTTTAAGGTTATTTACAATGTTAGGATTTAACATATAATAAGCAGATGATTCATCAATAATCTTAGAGCCTGTTTGTTTCTCAAACTCTGTAGTATCCATAGTAGATAAATAATTATTGATTATATCTACATAATATGTAGTTGCATCATTTGAAGAAAGATTACTAAGTTCATTGTACCTTGCATCTAATTCTCTTCTTTGAAGATCAGATAACTGACCTATACTTTTCATTTGCCATAAACCTGTAAGTTCTGCTCCTTCTAAGTCTGTAATTACTCCTTCAGACTTTCTAGTTAGTAACTCATTAAATCTTTGAGATTGTTCTTTATTTAAACCACTGATACCTCTATAAAGACCTTTACGTCTTTCTATTTCCTCTTCTAAAAATTTAATTTTTGCACGAGCTTCAATGGTCATTTCTTCAGGATTAGGTTGACCATTTTCATCTCTATATCGATTCTTAATATCAAGAATAGCTTGATGATAAGGTGCCAGATCTAATGCTTTTAATCCAGAATCAGGTAGTGAAGATAAAATTTGACTTATTCTATCCAATATTTTTTCTCTCTGTGTATAGAACTCTGGTTTAATTACTACTCGTGTATTTTTACGAATCCACTCATCTCTTAATGTCTCATACTCATCACTACCAACTCCATATTTTGAAGCAAGCTCATCTTCATATATATGTAAAAGATTTTGAAATACCCCTGGTCTTTGTTTCAATTCAAAAAACTCACGAGACTTATCTCTATACTCTCGTAATCTTTCTGCAATTAATAATTCATCTCCTTGCTTTGTATTCCCAAATTCGTCATAGAGCGAGTGAATTTGACGATACTCTCTCCATAAAAGATCTATCTCTTTTAATGCTTCTACTTCTTCAGATTGAGTACTGGTTGTAGCAGAAGCCATTCTTATCCTATCAAGAACTTGATTTCTTCTTTGTTGCGCAATAGCACCAATAGTATCATTAGGAAACTTTTCAAATACTTTCTCTCTCTCATAGAATTCAGGTACAAATTCTTGATGAAAGTATTTACGCATAAATGTTTTGCGTTCAATAATTGCATTATATAATTTATCAAGAGCTTCAACAGAACCTGTTTCTGCATACTGTTCTTCAGCATCTGATACTTTTCTATTAAGAACTCGCATGTCATATCTATAATCCTTAAATGGATTTAAGAGAGTCCATATTTTTTTAGGAACGAGTTGACCATTTTCTTCTTTAGCAATTGTATCTTGGAACATTAATAGTTTACCTAATGCACCAATGTTATGAGCATTATAACCTAATTCTTTCAAGTCATCACGAATGTCCATATTAAAGGCATTCATTTTAGCTTGAGCATTAACCATCACCTCATTCATTCTATTCTTTACGTATAACGCTAATCCACCAATTACAGGGTCATTGTTATACATATAACCTTCCATAAAAGAATTAAGCCAATTTGCATCCTTTACATTGTTCTTGAGAAGGTCTTCCATTTTTTCTTTAGTAAGTTCAAGACCATTGGTTGCTAATAATCTAAGAGATGCATAATCAGCTTTCTCAGATTTATTCATAAACTCACCTTTATTATACTTTTCATTAAGTACTTTATATCTATCATGCTCCGCTTGAGATAATCCATAGTATTCTCTATACCACTTATCTATAGTTTTTTGAGGAGCTCCCTTCTTTTTTAATTCAGATATAATATGCTCATATCTTTCTTTAACATCTCTAGTAATAGGTTCAAACTCAGCATACAATGTATCTCTAGCCCCATTAGCCATCATTGTATTTGTAAGCTCATTAATAGAGTTAAAATGTCCACGTGTCTTGTTAATAACATCGTAGATCTTAGCATTACTAGGTACTCCAGCTTCTGGATCTCTTAGAGCTTTATCTAGATCTGTAATGAATGCTTCCCAATACTTAACAATCTTTTGATAATATACAGCCTTCTGAAGATTCTCTTGAGAGTCATGATTCTTATAGATGTCTCTCATGTGAGCTTCAATCTTAGCTATAATATTCTGAAGATTATAGACAGTATTTACAAGTGCTGTTGACTGATCTTGTAATAACTCCATTTCTTCAACAACACTATTGACAATGTTATCAATATCCTTCTGATACTTACTTAGGTCTCCCATAATGGTTTCCATGTCAGGTCTCTTATACTGATCTCTTAGTACAAGAGCAAGTTGACGATAGTTTTTATCTTCTTGCAATTGACGTAGCTGACGTGATGCTATTTTATACCCATCACGTATAACATCTTGAATTTTTCTTTTATCAAGATTCTTAAGCTCATTGATCTCTTGCTGGAATGATTGAGCATAGGCAACTACATCTTCTTCTGTGATTAACTCTGTATTTATTTGAAATTTGTCATTACGCAACATATATGCAAGTTGATCAAGTGTAGTATTCTCATCCAACTTACTTACATCAATTTGACCCAATGCATTTCTAAGTATCTTTTTTATTGCAAATAAGATATCCTTAATTGCATTAAGAAATGCGGAGCTTTTTTCTTGCTTCATTGCTGCTGTTTCCAAAGCTCTTACGACAACTTCTTCAGCATACATCATATCTCCTGGAGTCAACTTAGGATGTGTCGTCGCGAGATCTTCAATTATCTTACGCCCTTCAGGAGTGTTAGCTACTTTATTATATAGATTATTAAATAGAGTAGGATTGTCAACTTGAATTTGTCTGATTAATGGGTGAGCAAACTCATGTAGTACGTTGTTTAATGATAAGCTTTCACCTACGAAATAAGCTTTACCTCCATGATAAAATGCTGCTTGGCCTGACCATGGATTTACTGTACCTGATGTTAGCTCTCTTGCACGTTCAGCACTAATAATATCAAATGGTACACCTAAATTATCAGATAACTTTCTTACAATTTCCATTGCTCGTGTAGTCTGAGCATCTTGTACCATTTGTTTAACAGCAGATTCAGTATCAATTTCTGAAGAGTTAAATACAATCATATTTACTTCTTCAACACTACCTGACATTATACCTCTTGTGTGAGGAAGTCTAGGAGTGTTTTTCATTGCATTAGTTTCTTGATCTAGTTTAGCTTGAATTTCTTCTACAGTTCTAATCTTATAACCAGACTGTACAAAATCTCTATATGCTTGGTATCTACCAAATCTTGCTTCATTTGCTTTCCACTCAGGTAAATTGATATTAGGACATACACTCATAGTAAGAAACACTTTTTCATTAATTCAACAATATCTTCTTCAGTTGCAGGTTGTTTAGTAGCTGCAACAATAGCTGGCACACCTTCTGCTTCTTTAACAAAGTTAGGGTTTACAAAACCTACTTCCAATAATCTATTGGATAAATATTTGAATGTCTCATAAGCTACAACCTTACCTACTTTTTCTTGAGTTACAAAACCTCCCATATACACCTTACCTGTATCATCACTAGCTCCAATCATATATTGTCCATATCCTGAGTTATTGAAAATAGGTGTGTACCCTTGATCTATCATAAGCTTAATTGAATCAATCATTTTATCAATTGCTTCTACAGCTTCAGCATTAGGTTTTCTTACATTATTAATATAATCATAATCATCTTCAAAATATTCTTTCAAAGTACCGCCTGAATATCTTTTACGTGTAGGAATACCTATCTTGAGATTAAATTGACCATACTTTATAAATCTATCTTTAATTAATACTTTCTGACCTGTTGAGCTTGTTCCTGGACTACTGTCTTGTTCTATAGTGTCCATACCTGTTAAAACGTCATTGAATACAATAAATCTTTTTTTACTTTCTAATAATTCTTCAATGTCTTCTTCCATACTTAAGAAATCATTATATAAATTATCTGTAAGAGGAACTATATCTCCTGTATTACTATCTAATACATACAATTCTGATATAGGAAGACCGTTTGCATCTTTTGAATAACTCAAAACTTCCATAATTAATCCTGGAGGAATTTTGTTATCAACTTTTGCTTGTTGCATTTCTGCAAATGTTTTAAACACTAATGAAGGATCAGATGCTCTTTTTTTATCTGAAGGTAATATCATTGTTGACAGAGAACTTTGTCCATCAGAAACATTATATCTTCCTTTAAAAACATCACCTAAGATAGTACCATTGGCATCTACAACAAATATTTTATTTTCTCGATTTTTTCTACTTATAATTGTAGCATTTACGAGATACCTATTTGTACCAACTGGATTTTTTCTTTGGTCATACATATAACCAATGTCCTTAATGTTATTTATTGAAACTGTTATAAGTTCTGTAATTGATTTCCCACCTGAAGTATAAGAATATATACCATCTACATTATCTCCAGCTGTAGTATAAACTCTATCTTCACCAATAAGTTCCTTTATGAAATATTTAGATAATTGAAGATCTGTTGTAACACTACGAGTTCTTGTAAAATTATCTGGTGTATTCTTATCAGCTTTATATGCTATACGTAGTTCTCCTTTTAGATCATACAAAAGTTTTATTTTATCACCTGTTGTAGCATCAAAAGTTATATTAATAAATCCATTCTCATATGATATATTAGATACAGTAGTTTTATAAGCATATGGTGTTTTATTATTAGGATATTGTATCGATATAGATAGATCATCTCCTAAAGATACATATCCATTAGAAGGTAATCCATTTGATTGAACATATGCTGGATCGAATAATGCTTCTTTAGGATTAATACTACTATTTATAATTCTTATATCTTCTAAATTTAAAGCTGGTTCACCATCTTTAGTTCTATCAATAATATAATTTTTACCACGAGAATCATATCGCTTATTAGCTGCTACAAACGCATTGAATGTTTCATTTAATGTTTTATATCTTCCAGTTGTTAATAATGATTCTTTTTGAATTTTTTCAATAAAAGACTCTACCCATGTCTGAGACATAATTCTTATAGTATTTTCATCTACAATTCTATTAAGTGCAAATCTACCGTGAGGCTCCATTCCTGATTGTAAAAATGCTACAATAGGTAATTTTTTAAATGTACTTTCAATCTCTCTAATCTGACTTGGTGTAAGCCCTAAACTTCTTGTAGCATTTAAACGTGTCAAGTATGCACTATTACTTAAATGTGCAACTTGTTCATAGTAGGAGTTAATAGTTTGTGTATCATTAACAGATTCAACAAATGCTAAATTAATTCTATTTTGACCTTCCCTTGCTGTCTCAGCATCAGCAGTAAGATTTTGAAATATACTAAACTCTTTTACTAATTTACTATATATAGGATCATCTATATACTTTGTAACTTCAAAAGCATATGCCGTATCTGTTCCATTAAATAAAGCTCGCATATTATAAATTTCAATCAGAGCTTTATTTGTAATATAACGTTCAAATGCAATGCGTTTTCTAATCTTATTTATATCTTTTTTATCTACTCCTTCTACAGCCTTAGCTCTTGATAAACTTTCTTTGTACAAAGAGTTTGCTTTAGGATCAGTAACAAAAAGATCATCAATAACTTTTTTACCGCCTAATTCAGCAAAAGTTGCTCTAATATATTCTCTTTCAAATACATACTTAACATACTCACCAAAAGTACGAAACTGATCTTCAGGAAGAGTTTCAAATTTTAATTCTCCACCATAGTTTTCTTTAGCATATTCTTTATTAACGAATTGATTATATAATGTATTATAATCAAAGTAAATTGTCATTTCTCCATTTTCCATTTTAGCAACTGCTCCTCCTGAAGGTAAAGCAATAACAGATTCTAATTTAACTTCTGCATCTCTATACGTTACTGGTTCAGTTTCTAAATCAATTGACATAAGTTTTCTTACATCAAATGTTAAAAATTCATTCTGAAAAATAATAGGAATAAGTGCGTTTTTAAATCCTGTTGTTACCTCTTCATCATCACTCATCCATGTATTATTGCGAGCCTTATCTTTTTCAATAAATCCTAGACTATCAATAAAATTATTTATAACAGGGTTGCTCTTAAGTGGGAATAAAGGACTCCACATATAATTTTGAATAGGCTGTACGTAAAAAGATCCAATAGGAGATTGAATAGCAGTTTCGTCAAGATTACCCGTATCTCTAACAGTTCCTTTAGAATCTTTTGTTTTAATAGTAGGTACGATCTTCTCAATAATTTGAGAAGGCACTCTCCAATATTTATTTTGTGAAGATATATCACCATCTTCTTTTGTTTTTGTTCTCTTTAATTCTTTAAGTTGAGATATTTTTGTTTGAGCATTATTAAGAGTTTTAGAAGGTGTTGTATCAAAGTTTGTTTTCATCTTAACATCCCTGATACTATCCTGCATTTCAGATATTTGTAAAAAATGAATAAGCAATTGTTTTTGCATATTATTAATTTTTTCATCTGAATAATCAATATTTCTATCTGACATTTTTACTTTACCATTTTTTTCATATGGCTGATATTTATCAAATATGTAATTTATTTGTCCCTTTAATTCATCAAGATTAAATGTTTCATTTTCAGGTTGTATAAAGAAATTTTCTTCAGCTAAAAGCTTATTTAATTTTTCACTATCGCTTTTTCCTTTATACTTATCTAAACTATATCCTAATTTTTGTAGCATTATTTTCTTAGCCATAAGCTTAGCTTGATTTCTAGTAACTCCTGTTACTCCTTCAAACTTCATTAGCTGACCAAATTGACTTTGTAGTTTAGATAGTGTTTCCATATATTCTACTATTATTGGTTGCCCAATAAATGATACTACATATTCAATAGGTACACCTGCTTGTACTAAAAACAAAAGATGTGGAGCTAATTGCGCATTACCTCTTAAGTAATATATCCATGGTTCTTTTGCAGCATCTAACCAACCATTTTCTAGCTGTGATAATACATCCGCAATTTGATTTTGACCAAACACATCTGTTGTATGAGATAAACTGATTGCTAAATCTTTATAATTATTACCCGCTGAGTCCTTAACTTTCATTTTGTTATGAGGAACATATAAGGTTTGTCTTTGGAATGTTTGTAATAATTGTATTGGATCTATGTTATATTTAGTTTTATAATCTTTTAAATCGTCTTTTACTTTTTTATATTCTACTTCTTCTTCAGGAGTTAAGAAATATTGTTTTCTGTCTTCTTCAGATTTAAATAGTTTTTTATCAACCTGGACATATTGTAATTTATTATTTGCAGCATAAGTCTCACGTCTTAATTTTTTCTCAGAATATATATTTTCAATTGCACGATTTCTTTTTGCAAGAGCAATTGCTTCTTGTACTTCTGGACTATTAAATTCTAATCCATTTGCAAATTCTCTGTTATTTGGAGTCATGTACATACCTACTCTGTTAAAGATTTCATTATAGGTAATATCAATTGCACCAATTCCTACTCCTTCTTTTGAACTGTTGTTAGTATAATGTTTAAACAAGTTATAAATTGGTTCATAAATTCTAGACACCTGAATCTCTTTATCTATACTTTCATCATTAGTAGATATTTTAGGTGTATATCCTTTAAATTTAGTTTTTGCCTCATCTGCTAAAGGTTCTAAAATATCAATAGAGTTAGGACGTACAAGGTTAATGTATGCAGAAGGAGATTTAAGTATATCAATCATTGCGAACATGACATCATTTTGTGCAGATTTTTCAAGATCAGTTAAGGCAAACTCCTCATATGTAAGAGCTTCTCCTTCTGTTATCATATCGTTTATTGTACTTTCAATAATGTCACCTTTAGTTATGAGCTGCATTAATTCTAACGCTCTCTTTTTATCAGAACTATTTTTGTATTCATTTCCAAGTAAAGCATATTCTGCCTGAGCTTTTTTATATTTCTCATATTTAGCACGTAACTCTTTATCATCTATTTCTTTGTATAAACCAACTTTAGTAGTTTTAATACCTTGATCATCTATGGTAACTTGCTTTTTAATATTTGGAAACTGTAATGTTAATTTATCAATATCAAAGTCACCTCCTGACTGAGCAACTATTTCTGCAGGAAGAATAATAATATTACCTGCTTCTTTTGGTAAGAACTGATATACTTCTGCAAATACAGTAGCATTTTCAGATTGAGTAGGAATACGTACACCAAACGCAGAAATAAGACTACGATTTTCTCCTTTATTTAACCATTCCTCATTTCTAATGAGTTCGTTTAATTTTTTTAATGATGCATTGTAATCTAATACTTTTACAATTTTTCCAGGTATACTCCCTTCTTTTGCTTTTATTTTTACTTTACTTAAGTCAGGTATAAATTCGTCTTTGTAAACAGCAACCTCATCTAAATACAACAATTTTTCATAGTCACCCTGCATGGCAATTTTAATTTTCATTGCCTCAATATTTTGACCACCTTGTCTTAATCTAAAGAAAGTTAAACCATTAGTGCCTCCATATTCTTTTAGTTGTTCCTCTGTTGGATTAGTAAACTGAGGTTCTTCTTCGAGCATGGCTCCTGATACCTGAATTAAAGGTTCACCAGTTACTTTCTGTTTCACAAGTGATTTAGTAACTAATGCATTTAATACAGATTCAATCAACTCTGAAGACAGGGAGTACGATAAATCAGCTGCTATCTTATCTCCATCAAGTTTTATAAAATCCAATTCATGATCAGCAAGATCTTCTTTGGATAATTGTGTTTTAATAAATTCAACAAGATTCTCAAGATTACCATCTATTTGTCCTGTTTTTGGATCATACTTAAGTTTTGCTTTACTAAATAACTGTTGACGTTTAATAAAGCTTAATCTATGTACTGCAGTTTCATATGCAATAAGTTTTCTAAAGTTTTCTGATTCTTTAATTTTATCAGATTGTTTTAGTTTATTCCAAGATTCTAGTCGTGATTCAAATTCATCATTAGGTTTGTAATCTGTTGGAATACCGTTTTCCATTAAACCTGTTTCAATAATCTTACGTATCTGAGTAGGGAAGGTATTTTTTCCTTTGAATTTAGGAGCTATTTTAAGCTGGTTCTTAAGATATTTTACAAAGATTGTATTTACTGTAAATGGTACATCTTCATTAATATTACGAGTATCATTATCATATATATTATCAGCTTCACCAACAAGTTCATCATTCTCATTTAGTTTAGCAGATTGCATATTACCCATCTTAGATCCTGACTGAAATACAGAATAATCAATACCTTCTTTCATCATCTTTTCAGATAATGCTTTAAGTTTAGGTGTTGATTCAAGTAGGGTAGGCACCATCGGTGTTAATTGAAACTTATGAAAAGCATCTATTCTAAATGCATCTGTCATAAGAGGTCCCCAATATTGAGCTTTAATAGGAGGAAAAAATAAACTAACTTTTCCTTGATCTATTTCTTTACCAGCAAGCATATCATCATAAAGTTTTTGATGTACTGGTGTCCACTCACCTTGAGAAAATGCAAGAGCTCTATATGCATCCATAGTTATCCAACCTTGAGCATCTGCTTCAGTCATTTTAAAATAGTTAAACATTACACTCTTTTTATCAGGAGTAACATCCTTTAAAGAGTTAATGTCTTTTATCTTTAAATTTTTATGAGACTTACCAAAAAGTTTTATTTTAATTTCTTCATCAATTTCTTTTTCAGATCTTTTAAATGTATCAGATAATCTATTATTTGCACGCATTGCTTTTTCTTTATCTTGTACATAAAGATTATATCCTATCTCATCCCAATAAATACTTTTTGTAATCTTATCTTTTATAACAGCAGTAGCCAGTGTACCATCATATGCTCGTCCAGGTTTTAATCCTGCTGCTAATCTATATTGATTTTCAAATTGCCTGCCACCTAATGTGTTATTAATAGTATATAACATATCTTCATCTACACGATAACCAGAACCTGTAGAGGCAAGACCAGCATTACGTTTATGGAAATCTTCTTTTGCGTGGTCATAAGATGCAGGATCACCATACAAGATATTCATTGATTCAATGTTATGTATCCAACTATTAATCGTATAAGATCTTAGAATAGCATCTTCCCATAAATCACGGTTGCCTAGTTCGTTTTTATATCGACCTTTGTCTTTCTTTACTGCTTGATCATAAAGATTTTTTATAAGGTTATCAGCTAGTACGCTACCGCTATCTTCATATGTAATCTTTGTTTGATTAAACAAAGTATTATGAAAATATACATTTGTTTCTTGAGTAATTTTTAAATCTAATGCAGGATCAGTTTTTAAGAAATCTTGCAAAGTTATTTTTATAGGTTCTACTCCTGCTGCTAGTTGCTCTTCTGTATACTTTTCAAATGCGTCTAGTAATTCTTGTTTTGTTTTACTATTTAATATACCTTGAAAAGACAAAAATTTCTGTCCTTGTTTTAAATAAGAGATATCAAATACTGGTGTTGGTTCAACTTTACCACCTTTCTTTTTTTGTTCTCTGATTCTTTTAAGTGTATCTACAATTTCTTTTTCTTTCTTTTTAAGACCAACAATTCTAGATAATTCTATATTTAAATTAGGAATAATAAAGTTATTATAGAGCACACTATGATATGATGCTTTATCATTAAGAAATGCAATTGTCGGCATATACAACGCACCTCTACTCCAATCTGTAAATTCGTCCCCTAGAGGTTCCTTAATATTTAATGTAACACTATATGATGTGCTTTTATCAGAGTGTCTCATTAGTTCAGGTAATCCTACTTGAGTCATTAAGTGTACATCTAAAATAAACTTGGTGAATTGATCAGCTTTAGCTGAAGCAACTCCATCTCTTCCATCTACTTTAACACCACTAATATTATGAAGTACTAAAGCTACTTTAACCCCATTTACAATTTTTCTTTTACCATAGTTTTCATTATCCTTGTCTAGATAATACATATTTTTCAACCATGCATAATTTTTTGCTGCAGGATTAAACTCATAATGTAAATGTCTTAAGTGTGGTAACTTTAAAAAATCATCATAAAATTCAACATTATTAATGTCAGTAACCATTACTGACATTGTACTATTTAATGAATGCTCAAACTGTGTATTACCATCAGCTGTTGTAGCCATAAATGTTGGAACACCTGATCCAAACTGACCTTCAACTAACTGCAAAGTACTCCAGTTACTCATTTCTCCTTTCAGCATAGGCATAATATATACTTCAGTACCTATTTTAACAGAAAGATTCTTTCTATCTGGAAATAAATCTGAAGGACGCTGAATTATAATATTAGGATCATTAGCTAAAATTTCTAAGTAAGAAGGAAACTCACTATTTTTTAATGATCCTAATGTTGGATCTAAATCTCTTAAATCAAGAAATCTATTTGAAAAAAATGTTTTTAATATATTAAAGTCTGACGGTACTTCAAAATCAGGATTTCCATTCTGTAATGCATCGATCACCTCTTTATTACCTGTAAGATTAATACCTAGTGCACTTAAAAAATCTAATGCTTCTTGCGGATCTATTTTTCTACTTTTTTGAACTTTATTTTTTAATGATGCAAAATCTTTTACTATTTGTTTTAAATCAAGTTGAGGAACTCCATCTATAACGATTTTATACTTATTAGTTGATTTTGGGAAATCACTATTCCACTTTTTACCAACTCGTGCATTAGCATTAATACCACTACCAATTCTAGATTCAAAAGTCATAACACCTTTATCTTCTACAATTGTAGCAGTCATTGCCTTAAGTGCAATACGTCTATTAGAAAAGATACTCCAAAAGCTTGTCCATAAATTTTCCGCATCTATATCTTGTAAATGTTTATGCTTTGATCTATCTAGACCTTTAGGACCTAACTTATTCATAAGCTGAGCAACAGCATATGTCATTTCAGTTTTTTCTTCAGAAGCGGCAAATTTTGCAAGCTTGGCATACATCTCTGCAGGGTCTAAAGTATTCTCTAAAATTAGTGCTACTTTACTCCATAGGTCTCTAAAATCCATTATTTCAGGAGCACCCAATGAGTTCATATAGGGAATGCCTGTTTCTGGATTTATCCTGAATACACTTCTAAATAAAAATTTAACCTCTGCTCTTTCTTTTGCTAAATCAACAAGACTTTGCTCATTACCTGATCTATCCGCATACGGACTCCTAGAGTTAGATTCTTCTTGATCTATTGCGTCAAGACCTTCTATGGCAGCACCACCAAATGCTGGAGAATTAGCAATATGATATGCAATAACTCCTTTGAACGTACCATCTTCTGATTGAACATTTGCATCTAAATTATTGATATCCCCAAAGTTAGTATATGACCAATAAAGAATTTTAGCTTGTTCTTCTAAAGCTGCTAATTGATTTTGCTCAGCTGGAGTTCTATCTGTTTTATTTTTTAGTTCTTCACGTTTATTATATACCTCATTATATGATCTACCTAATATGTTATATACTTGTTTATATAAATTATGACGACCAGCTTTACTTCTTAATTTACGCGCTAGCTTTCCATAATTAAGTTCTTTTGCAAGCATTAATCGTCTAGCTTCTATTTGAGATGTAGTCTTTTCTCCAGATACATATGCTTGAATAGATTCATTAAAGAATTCCAAAGCTTTTGATTCCGATAATTGTGTAGCTTCAACAGATAATACTTGTGCCATCCAACTATCAATAGACGACATAAGTAAATCAGCTTGCATATTATTTAAATAAGGCATCTTCTTATTAATAGGAAGATCTTCATTTACTGCTTGAGGACCTTTGTATAGTACATCAAATCCTTGGTTCATATTATCTACGCTAAATCTATATGTACTTAAATCACCTTTAGGATCACTTAATTTATTATAGATATCTTCAATGAACTCATTAGCTCTATCGTTAGCTGTCATATCACTAATCTGATACTTGCCAAATAAAGCTTTAAGTTTATTATATAACCATTCAAAGAAGCTAGCAATTTTAGGAGATGATTTATCTAATGAGCCTTTCTTAGCTCCAGCAAGCATCCACTTTCTAAATCCTTCAGCTAAATATTCTTCAGCTTCTTTATTTGTAGCATCTGCAAAGTTTTTAGTCTGACCTTTATACGTAATAAATGTTCCTGATTTTTGTTTAACATTATCATATAGTTCTTTACGCTGAGCAGGAGTCATGAACGCTTGAGTGAATCCATGGAATGCTTCATGATAAAGATCTGTAAGATTTGAACCTTTAAATAGAATAATTCCATTACGTGTCCATTGTGCAATAGAATCTGGATTACGCTCATTTACTAGATTATACGCTTCTTCAAATGTAAAGACTTTACTAATTGGACTACTTTCATACCACTCTTTAGCTTCTTTAAGTTGTTGAGCAGTAATTTTTTCAGAGTTATCAATTTGTATCTGACGTTTATAATGAATGTCGTCATCTTCTTCCTCTTCTTCTGTAGGTTTAATTTCACCTCCTGTAGCTTCTATACCACTAATTAAACTATCAGTCTCAGCAATCTCATCATCTGTTAAGGTAACTTCTGCTGTAGACACTTCAATTACTTCTTCAGGTACAGGTATATATTCTTCATCAGTAGTTTCAGGAAGGACATCTATTTGTTCTCCTGAAAAAGTAATTGAATCCATTAACTTTTGTATAGAAGTAATATGTGTTTTCTTTAGAGCAGCAATTTTAATTAACTCATCAAGAATTTCTTGTACTTCTTCTTTTGTACGCGCATTATAGTTACCTTTCTTTAAGTTATTGATAAAGATATCTGCAGCTGTTTTTGCAAGAGATTGAGTAGGAGTTTTAATCCTTCCTGCAAACTCCGTTATTTTAAATGCTGCCTTTTGAGCATAAGACATTCCCTTCCATTCTTCAGCTGCTTTAGGATTACTTTGATCTAAAACTTTATCAACAGCATCTTTTACAGGTTCTTTTTTAACTGCAATAGATCTATAATTAAGAGGAGTAAAAGTGAGATAAGGATTTAACGTCACAAGTTCGTTATTCCCATTAAGATACTTATCTATTAAAAAGTTTTCAAATACGTAGTCACTAATATAACCATCAGCAATAGTAGATAAAACAAATTTACCTGTATCATCTTTATTTAATTCTATAAATGGTACAGTGCCTGTTTCATTTTCTTTTAAGTCCCATACCTTTTTGGCAATATATAATCCAGGATAATTTAATAATTGATATATACCATCTGTTTCTAATATATCTCCTTGTTTAATTGCAGGATCATTTTTATCCTTATATATTTTTGCACCCTTTTCTTGTCTTTCATTTACTTGTTCAGATGATAATGTTTCTGAAGCAAATACACTATTAAATATTTTTAAAATTTTTTCTTTAGCCGCAGCTTTAGCTTGATCAGTACTTAAATCTGTTGCTTCATTATATATTAATAAAGAACCTCCTTTAACATCTAAACTTGCTTTAAATAATGGACTGAAGTATAAAAAGTTTTCTAAAAGAGTTTTTTTAGAACTTAAAGGCATTGGGCTTCCTGAACGAAAAAATACATCATTTACTAATAAATCCGCAAAAAGCTCCATCAATTTAGGATTAGATCGAACTTCAGGATTAAATAATGTAATTGGAGTATCCGATATACTTGGAATAGTTATTTGATAGATGTTACCTTCTCCTTTTGAGATAGTAAAGGGTGCATTATTTAAATTTAGTTTAGATAAAGTATATTTTTCTTTTTGAGAAGGTAAATATCCTAAAGATCCTCCTGTTATATCTAACATAACAGTATTAGTTTTAGGAGACAGCATTACATGATTTATAATGTTATTAACTGTTTTTTTCTCATCTAACAATCTTTCGATTGCTTCTTCTTCAGACACTCCAGAAATTGCTACTATCGCTTTTACTCGTTTTCTTTCATACTCTGCAGTAATATCAAATGGCACATTGATATTAAAGAATGCAATATTACCATTAGGACTTACATTTCCTGCATCATCAAACCTAACAGGATTTCCAGCTGCATCTACTACAACTGCAACTACATCTGATGTATTTCTAGAACTTTTAGGATTTTTATCTGTTAATAATCTTTCATCAGGTATTGTACCCTTACTTTGAGCACGTAGATAAATTTTACCAACACCTGGATAATTAATTTCAGATCCTGCTTTACCTCCATTTAATAGTCTTAAGATATTTCTTTTAACTGCAAAATGTATTGTTCTTTTGGGGTCAGTATCTTTTATATTATAATTGGGGTCTTTAGGATCATCTGAAATAGCTTCTTGAGCTGTATCTTTTAATGCTGTATCAGCTAATGCTTCAAATCTTTTACCTTTATAAGGAGTTACTGTTTCTCCCTCAGTATCAAGTTGTTCTTCTAAAGCAGCTAGTTCTGCATTATAATCTTCTTTTAATTTTAATAACTCTTTATCTCTAGCTTCTGCAAGATTATTTTTATATCTAGCTTTACCAGCTTTATTTATTTTTTTATTATAATCAGCTGTTATTTCTGCTACTTTTTTATTGTAATTATTAAGCAATTCAGCTTTCTTATCAGTAGTAGGTTCTACATCATCTGTTACATCTACTACTTCAGGAGCTCCTGTTTTAGGATCTACACCTACATCAATTACACCTGATGTTGTGGTACCTGGATCTAATTTTTTACCCTTGTTAGCTTTTTTACTTTTCTCATCAATTATAGACTGTGTGCTATTAACTGTTTCTTGTGCATCTTTAATTTCTCCTTTAAGATCTTTTACTAATCCTAATCTATTTTCAATAAATTCAATACCACTATCAGGATTCATAGCTGAACTTGCAAGCAATGCAGTTACTGTAGGATCAAATCCTTTAGCCATCATAGCACCAATATTCTGCATATCCTTACCAGCAATATTATATATTGCAGTAGGAACCATACGAGCAAAGCGAATAGCTAATTCATGATCACCTTTTTTAGCAAGTACATCATTATACATGTTTCTCATGATATCGTCAATTTTAATTGACGAATCAGGATTAGACATGAGTGTACTGATTTCTGATGCTAGGTATTTGTATAGCTTAATGTATACTGAATAGTTTTTGTCATCTTTACTTAAAGAACAAATCATCTTTTAAAATATTTTATATTTATCAACAAATATCATCTAATGAATTAAGGAAATCTTGTTTCGCGTCATCTCTGTTCATTTTATTTCCTTCAGTAATTGCATTAGCAATATCCTCATCTGGCATACGTTCAATGCTTGTAACATCGTCATTAGAAACAGATTGCTCTTCATTACTAATTACTGGATTAACTAAATCTTCCATATTCATTTCTTTACTATATTTAAATATAAATCTTTTTTTAGATCCAGCTTCTATTTCTGCTCTATTCATTGTAGTAGGTTTTGCAAAAGGATCGTTTACTTTCTGCAAAGTTAATCGATTTGCGGTCTTTTTAGTTATAATATATAATCCTTGTTTATTAGAACTTGGATCATTTATTACAACTGTATCGTCAACTTCAAAATCAGAGAACTTAATTTCTTCAGATATATTGGTTAATTTTTCTTTAATAAGAGCATCTAATTCTGCTGCAGTAAATCCTGTTGCTCCCCAGAAATTCTCTTCACCATTTATCATTGCATCTAGATCTTTTTTGAAATCTATAAATTGACCGTAAGTTTTAATAGCTTTTAGAGCATCTATTACATTTTGACGCAAACTAGTTCCATAATCAATTTGCTCAGCCATCTCTGCAAGTCTTGCCTGAGTGTCTCCTTTCTTTTCATTAAATGCAATAATATTAAGAGCTTCAAGAATATTAAATTCATTTATTTCATTTTCTGTATAATCTAGTGCACGCAAGGCTCTTTTATATTCTTCAGTAATAATTAACTCTGTGGTATTTTCAATAGACATAGGTATACCAGGTAGGATCTCCTGAGTACCAGGAGTTCTTGGTATGATGCGTACATTGTCTGATGGTTTAGCAAAGTACTTATTAAATAGTGTAATGACTCTTGGATTAAAGTTATTTCTTATAAACTTATCAAACATTGGATGTGCTTCAATTTCTTCATCTTTAAGTTCTGCTATATTAGGAAGAACGTCTTGAGGTAAATTGTTAGGATCCATGTCAATAAATACTTGACTATACTCTCTGTATGATTTAACAAGTTCATTAATAAGACCTGGAGCTTGTTGTCTGATCTCATCAATTGAAAGATCTTGAGGTCTAACTGTACTAGGACCTGTTGCAGTAGCTGTTGTTTTTGTTTGACGCGCCTCATTAACTCTAGCATCTATCTTAGAAGTAATAGCACTAATTGCTGCATTAAGAGCTGTATTAGTATATGCATCACCAAATATATTTTTAATGAAATCTACTACAGAATTTAAGAAGTTTTGCCATGTGCTTTGTTGAGTTTCTGGATATTCTACTTCAGCTAATAATACTCTAAAATTTTCATTAGTCATCACTTCAGTAATGAAGATTTCATTACTTGCTAATCCAATAGGTAATGCACCTTGTCCTTGTTCTTCCCAATAAGCTAATACAGTTGATCTAATTTCATCTATATTATTATAAAAATCTTGATCAAATTGTTCACTTTCTTTATTTACTGCACCATTAATTCTTCTATTTACTTCTTCTCTTAATATAGCTACTTCAAGTGGATATGATTGAGCATTTTGCTTAAACTCTGATGATGAGTATCTTGCATCAATTACTGTTTGTTCATCACTAGTAAATATACCTGGTCCTGCTAAATCATTTACAAATGTAATAGTATCAGAATCTTTAGCAAGTGTTTTTAAACGAGTTGCTAATTCCATTTCTTGTTCAGTAGCAAATTCACTATCTACAATTGCTTGTAATACTTCTTTTGCAGGTAAAACAGATTTATCAGACTTAGGATCAAATCCAAATTGCTCAGCTAGATCCTCATATGTACGTTGATCATCTAAGAATTTATCTCTAGGTGAAGTATCATAACTATCTAATGACTTATTATAAATCAAAGGAATATCAAACAAGTTTTTTACATAATACTTAAATATGTCAATTGCATCATTATACTGAGATGATGTAGTTAAAATCTGATCCTTACCAGTTTTGTCATAAAGTCTTTTAGGCATTCTACCTTCTTTCTCTAACGCATCTAGTTCACCAATATCAAAGAAAATTCCTTTATCCCATAATGCTTGAAGAAGATCATTACGATGTGTTTTAGCATCAAAAGCCGCCATTGCTTTTTCAATTCTTTCTTTACGATCCTCATGCGATACTCTGATAACTTCTTCTAAACGAGCAGTATGCTCAACAAAGTTTTTAGGATTCATCATCATATTAATTGCCTTAGTGAAATTTTTATTTTCACCTTCAAGCAAATAATAATCAATCATTTTATCAAAAGCAGTTTGTACATTCTTATCAAATACAGGTTTGCCTTGGGCACGACCTTTTACATAGTTAGTATACGCCTCAAGAGCTTCATTATATATTTCTCCTTCAAGAACATTCTCTTTTGTCCAGACTATTTTTCCTTCTCCTGTTCCAATCTCTTTATTTATTTCAGATAAATTAGGTTTAGTAGCTATTATTATTTTTTCCATTGCTGTACGATAAGCAATAAGATCTTTAAGCTTTTTTTCTTTTTGATCTTTTAATTCTATTGCTTCTTTAGTAACGGGCTTCTCATCTCCAAATGATTGAAGTTCTGATTTAAGTAAACTAATTTCTTTTATAGTTTCATCTACAGAAAATAACACATTCATATCAGAAGCGTTCATATCTGCTACACCAACATCTTTTACAGCTTCACCCATAATAGAAGCCATACGCTTTAATGAATTATTAAATGATCCTTTCATGAAGACAACATCTTTCTGAGCTTCAGTCCAAGATTTCCATCTATAATGTTCGTCCATGTATTCAGGTGTTCCTTGTTTAAATCTAGATGGATCATTTGGATTTCTTAATTCACTTTTTACAAAGTCGTAAGTCTTTTTGAACTCACCCATTTTAGATGTTACACCTTGTAAGTCTTCACGAACTTTTTGAGCTGATTCAGCTGTAGGAAATTGTTCCATAAGCTCTTCATCTGTCAACTGTAAAAGGCTATCAAATCTATCTTTGAATGTATCTTCAAGTCCTGTTTCAAACACAGTCCATAATCTACTTTCCATAGATTTATTCTTAAGTGTTTGAAAAGCTTTTTGATCACCTCTCTTTTCTGCTTCATCCATTTCACCAGCAATTTCATTTTGCTCAACCATGTCATTAACATTAGGGTTGGTATAATTAGCTGGATCTTTATAAAAGTCATTTAGTATTTTAACATTAGCTTCTGTAGCCTGTCTTGCAGCGTCTTTCTTTTCTTGATACTTAGGGTCAGTAAACTTAAGTACTTGTTCATATCCTTTAGATATAGAACCTGACACAGTACCTACAAGACCACCCATAAAGAAACCTGAAGCAAAGGTTTCTAAACCTTGACCTGAAAACTGCTTACCTACATTATTTAAAAGTGTTTGATAATATCCACCTCTAGTTGCATTACTATATAAAGAACCGTAGTAATCTTTATTTGTACCTGATATTACTTCTTGTACAGATTCTTGTAAACCTTCAGCTAAGTTAGCACTGAAATAATCTAATGCAAACTTACCATATGTTCGTGGTTGTATTAATCCTTTAGCTGCAGACTTAAATCCTTTCTCAACTACTTCAATACCTTGCTTAGTAAGCATAGTTTTATAGAATCTGTTTTCAGTAAGAGCACCTAGCCTACGCATAGGACTAAATGTTCTCATCATAGATCCCATTACAATATTATTACTAAGATATATTGCTGGTAAGTTTTGCCAAAAAGTTGCTGATGCACCAGTTGATGAAGCTGTTCGCATTTCATCAATCTCTTTTTCATTAGGTTCTCTTTTATAAGTATCAACAAACTTCTTATAGTTTTCTTCAAGAAGTTCATTTTCAACCATACCCGCTTCAAGAGCAGATTCACCATATGCTAAACGTACATTACGTACATCTCTATAAAATGAACCAAAACCCTTAGCAGTTTTTGCAAGTCCACCTAAGTTATCTAACTTATTAAAATTAGATAGAAAGCCGTATGTTTCAGGTACTAATTGTTTGCCAATCCATTTACCAGTACCTATAGCTCCTGTTTGCAATCCTTTAAAAACATTACGTGCAGTATTTACATCAGATAAAGAATCAAGAGCATTAGCAACTTTGTTAGCTTTTTTTGCCCATTCTTCAGCTTTAAATAAACCTTTAAACAACCTACCCACGTTAGCTCCAGTACGAGCTATAGCAAGTTCTCCTAATGCACCACCTGTAGCGAGTGTACCTAATGCTAATCCTATTTCTTCAACAACAATTTCGCCCATGATACCAAAAGTATATCCAGAGTTTAAGAATAAGTTGTTAACAAAACCACCTACGCCACCTCTATTAGACATACCTAGCTTCATAGCTCTATCATAATCTTTAGCAAATTGTCTGTCAGATTGTGCACCAAAACTAAAAGCATCTGCAAATCCTAGTTTAGTTAATGCCCACCATTGACCAGTAGTACGACTTAAATCATCGCTGAATGTAGAATTCTTATTGTAACGAGCTTCATTATCTATATATGGGTTAAATCCTAACTCTTTAAACTTAGGATGCAATGCATATCTTTCAAACTGATGATTATCTAAATCAGCACCAAACATTTCAGGTTTGTGCTTCATAAATGGATCTGTAGAATTTTCTGCAACAATAGGTAATTGTTGATTTAAATATGTACGTATTGAGTCACTTGTCTGTACTTTAGCAGGATTGTTTTTTACAGCAGGACTATTTGATTGTACACCTTGAAAATACTCATTAAGATCAATTCTGTCGTTATTGTTTGCTGCCATAACTAGGATATGCTATATTAGGTCTTAGACCTAATCGATTATTAATATTACCTAATATATCTACGAAATTATTATTAATCCGTGTAGGATTTTGTGATCCACCAAAATAGTCTTGATTTATATAATCATACATAAACCCACCATTTTCATCACGTCCTACAGCAATATTTCCTGATACATTATAGCCACTAGGTAGTGCAGTTAACTTAAGATTATGTAAACCTTCATCATACTGACCATATGCAATAGGAACAGTTCCTTCATAATCTAATCTTCTTTCTAATGCAGACTTCTTAGTCATATTATGAAGAGTGTTATTAGCGGCATTATCTTTTAAATAGATACTAACCTTACCCCCATTTCTTGCAATTTCCTCATATAAAGAAACGGCATCTTCATTTTCTGTTGAGAAATTTCCAGCAAGTTGTTTAAGCATAGCAACATCTTTTAAAGTAATAGTGTATTGCTGCCATCCTTCATTACCACCACCTACAGGATTATAATCTCCAACCCAAGTAGGTCTTGATTCTTTTTTACCCATTAATGCTTCACTCATTAATGTTCTAAAATATTCATATGCTTTTTGATTATGTTCATCTGGTAGTTTACCATTACCAAAAGCAAATCTTACTTCAGAACCAAAAGTAGAACCCATTGCATTTTGTAAGAAATCTCTTTCAAGTAAAGCAGACTGTGAGTTATGATACTTGTAATCAACAAACATACTTAGTCCAGTAGCTACAGTAGAACCACCTCCTTTAAGACCTACATAACTTTGTTTTCCTTTATATATAGGCGCTGTATTATAAGCTTCCCTATATAACCTAACCATTTCTGAATTATCTAATGCAGCTTTAGAATCAGAATGATATAAGTCTTGAATAGTTTTTTCTTTTCTAGCTTTATTAGCTCTCCACTGTTCATTATAGTATTTATCAGTAAAAGGCATTGAAACATCTTCATCTGTCATAGCAGCAATCCAATAACCAGGACTAAGTAAGTTAAATACACCTTCTACATTTGCATTTGTTTTACTATCTCTTTTTTCTACATAGTCTTCTCTAGTCATATTAGAATATGACAATAAAGCATCTTCGTAAGTATCCCAAAATTTAGACTTAGCAGCAGGTTTCCATTTTTTCTCTGCCCATGCATATTGTGATCGCACTTCTCCATTTTGAGTAAAGAACTTTTCAACAGAAATATCTTTATATTTACCATTACCAAGAGGAACTCTAACTTTATTGTCTTCAAAATTCATCCATTCAACATCATCCTTCTTATATGATAATTTATCTTTAGCATATGTAAAGGCATATGAATTTTTAGTTTTCCATCCTCCAGTCTCTTTGTTAACAAGCATATCCCATTTACCTCTAAACTCTTCAGGACCTGTAGCATCTAATTGTTTTACTACAGTAGCATGATTGTTCTTCTTAACATCATTCCATGCTTTAGCTTCTAGGTAAGCGTTTTCATATTCATACAATGCTCCTTCTCCTGTTTCTGGATTACCAAGTTGAGCTAATGCGCTTTTAAGATACTGACGATTCGCTTTATTATAAGTATTAGCTTCTAAGAAGTTTCCTCCTTTTGCACCAATCGATGTCTCAATAATATTATGAATAGACATATAAGGCATCTTACCAATTATTGTATTTAAGTCAGCTTGTTTAGCCCATCCTATTTGTTCTGCTTTACTTTTCTTATTCCATTCAGTCATCCATTTGTCTGCTTGCTTTTTTTGTGCAGCAGTACCATTATAATCTGCATTTCCTTTATACTGCTTTAATGCTCTCTCCATAATTAGTCTAGCATCTTCTGCGGCTTGTGTTTGATTTAAACCACCTTTAGCATTTGCAAAACCTTGTGCTTGCTGAAATATTTTATCTAATACTTGTCCATTAGTTGTTTTAGCTTGATCGCTAGATTCCCTAGAAAATCTCTGCATCTGTTTATATGCAGCTTGTGGATCTACATTAGGATCAGCTTCTACAATAGATTGATACAACTCATTAAGTTCAGGTGGACCCATTGCTTCTTCATCTGCTGCCTCTTGTTCTTTCTTAGCTTTAACAGAAGCCAACTCCATATTCATTTGATGCTGTCTTTCCATCTTCCACACTTCGTTGACTTTAATGTCAACCTCATAATCTGTATAAGCAAGAATACTTGCAGCTTTATTAAGATCTTGATTAAGCATTAAGGCAGCCATATTCTGATCAATAATATCACCACTAGCTGATAAATCAGCTTTTGCAGTTCCTGCAGTAGAAGTTAATATTGTAGAAGTTTCTTCATCAAATTTATCAAACTTGTCTGCTGTACCAAATAGTGTATCCATTTGTGCTTGAATCTCAGCAGACTTATCAATGAATCCTTCTTCTTGACCACGCTTAATATCTTCAGCCTTAGCTCTAGCAGTTACGCTTTCTTGCTTAGCTTCTCGATTCATTTGACTAAATGTCTCATTAATACTCTTTTGAGCTTCAGATATGTATGCAGCTTCAGCAGCTTCTGCAGAACCATACTGTTGTGCATTAGCTGCACCAAAGTTTTTTCTATCTAGATATGACTTTGTTCTATAATAGTCTTTAATCTGAGGATCTTGTCCTAGAACAGCAGATAGGTGTGCATATAAAGGACCTACAATTGGCTCACCATTTTTAGTTTGAATAATCCAGGCGCCATCCATAGTAGGCATGGGTTTATAGTTCCAACCCATTTCTTTAAAGATCTTAGCAGCTTTCTCTTGAACATTTACATAAGGAGTATACTTAACATCACCATATCCCATTGCTTGTTCATCAGAAGCATTACGAAACTCTTGACGCTTATACTCAAGTGCTTGAACACCACCATCCCAATATTGTCCTCCACATTTTGCTGGATCTACACAATTTCTAAAACTTTCAGCAGCTTCCATTTCTGATTGAAAGTTTTTAGTCCACATCATATCTTTAACAATATTCTTATTATCATAGATAGATGTAAATAATTTAGCTGCAGTGTCTACATTTTCTTGAAGTGAAAGATCTACACCTGCAAGTTTTTGAATTTCATAATCAATTGTTTTAAAAAATTCATCTCTTGCCTGAGCATTAGTTTCACGAGTAAGAGGAGCATTTAACAATGACCCATATAGATTACTAATTTTTTTACGATTAGCATCGTACTGAGTTTGCTTCATTTGAAGTGCTCCAGCATACAATTGAAAGTTAGGCTGATAAGGTTGAACACTTGGCAAAAAAAGAGGTTGTCCTGTTAAATACGTTGCCATAATTTTTTTTATTTATATCAAAAATAATATAAGTTTAATAAACATGATAAATTTATTAACCTGGTACATCTGCTTGGTAACTTAAATAATCTGGAATTTGAGGAGTATCATCTTGTATTCCTGCATCAGCTTTAGCAATAGACCATACAACATTATCAGAAACTCCTTTTAATTTATTTCTATAATCAGAGAATAAATCATAAGCAGTACTTTGATTAGATGAACCTGGAGTAATTGGACCTGATGGAATAAATCCTTCATAATCTTGAGTAAATGGATTCCATTGAAAATTAGGAGTTCTAAGATTCATTGCTTGATAACCAGCTTCGTTTGTTTCTCCTATACCAAAGGCTTTAGAAACTTCTGCAAGAGCAGCTGAATTCCTAGCTTGTATTGCTTCTTTCCTATTACTCCATTTATCATATAGATTAGTAGTTAAGTTAGCATAATTATTAGCAAAGTTGTTAATAGTATTTGCTGCATTTGCGGAGAAGTTATTAATGATTTGCTGATTAGCATTATGAATAGCTGCAGTTTGTTGAGTAATAGCATCAGCATTTACTTGAGTTGCTGCAGATAATCCCGCAGTACTTGGAGCATATGCTCTAATGTTTTCTAAACCAAGAGCTTGCTGACCTCTAATTTGCGATTGCATATCTTCTGGAGAAAGTAAGAATGCATTAGGCAAATACATACTAGGAAATGCTTGAAAAGGAACTGGAGGTTGAGGAGCAAATCTTTCACGTGTAGCTCTTGCAAACTCAAATATATCTGGCGCAGTCCATCCTTTTCTAATAGCACCTGATTTATATTTTAATGCTTCTCTCTTTTTCTCAGGTGTCATGATTGCTTCTTCAGGATTAAATCCTGCTTCAACAAACTTTTTAGGGTCATCTAAATAAGCAATCTGTCCAGTTGTAGTATTAGTATAGATACCATCAATTGCAGATATCATACCTGCACCTGCTTTACCCTTAACTACATCATCACCTTTACCTACTTGACCAATATCAAATCCCTTAAGTTCTTTTTTTAAATCTTCACTTAAATTCTTATCATCAATCAAATTTTGATATCCAATATATAAAGCTTGTTCAGTAGCGGCATCAATTTTATCTGGAGTAGTAAGTCCAATTCTTTTCCACTCAGCATCAAATTGAGAGTTAGTAGAACCTAATTGATCAGGATCATTTTCAAAATCTGCAATTGGTTTACCTGTTGCAGCACTATGCGCGTATGTAGCAAGGTTTCTTTTTTGCATATCTAAGAACATCTGATATGCAACTTCTGGATCCTGAAGTTTCTTTTTAATTTCTGCAATTTGAGTAGGAGAAAGTCCTCTTACTTTACTAGTATCATCCATAGCATCAAGAGCTCGTTTTCTAAGCTCTTCTTTAACTTTAGGATTATTAAATTTCTCCTTAATATAATTATATTGGAAAGCTTGTGCTTTTTGTCCAGCAAATAGAGTATTAAGATCTTCTGATTCATAATCAGACCAAGCAGATTTTTGCTGTACTATTTTATAGCTACCATCTGAATTCTTAACAACTACAGGTTTACCATTCGACTCTGTATAAGCAGCTGCTCTTGCAGTTTCATACTCATCTTGTGACTTATACTTTGAACGATCTATAATAATAGCATCTGCAGGTATCTGACTACGAGTAATCTTAATACCCGTATTTGTTCCTTCATTAGGTCTTACATATCCAACTAATTCATTATTTGCATTAACAAGTTCATACTGTCCTGTTTGAGGATTGTATCTAACTCGTTCACCTGATTGAATAGTTCCTGCTTTTTGATATTTTTTTACTCCTCCACCATTCTTATATTTAACCAAACCACCTCTACGCATAGGCATACCTTGAGGCATTTGCATTTCAGGTTGAGGCATAGGAGTACCAGGCATACCTTGCATAGGAGGCATACCATTATCCATTTGTTGAGCAAAAGCTTGTTCTTGTGCTGGTGCCTTAATTGCTTCTAAGAAAGGATCAATTGCTTTTTCAATATCTAATCCTATTTTTTCTGCATAAGGAACACCTACCGCAGGAACATCTGTTTCACCTTCATCATTAGTAAAGCCTTTAGTAGCTTCTTGAAGTAATGATATCAAACCAAGCTTATCAATCTTGTTTTGAATATTCATTTGTGCAGTATCTTTTGTTATTTGATCTGAATCAGGATCTAATAAAAGTTTAATATCGTCATTAAGCATATATGGCTTTGACAACTCTGCATACGTGTATCCAGATTTCTTAGCAGCTTTACCAAGCATCTTAAGAATATCTGCATCTCTCTCCTTAAGATAATCTGAGAATATAAAACTTCCTTCAGGTACACTAAGCGGTGTTCCACCTTTAGAATGTTTCTTACCTCCGATAATATATGTTTTAGGAAGAGCTTTTGTCCAAGCATCATCCCCCATAGGAGTAATGATTGTTTCACCTTTTTCAGCTTCAATATTTGCTTTTTCTCTAGAAGTAGGACCCAGATTTTTTTTAACTTCAAGACCAGGTTCCATGCCTTCTTTAAAGCTAATAGGAAATTGAAAAGCATTATTATTAAGCTTTCCTTTTGTAGACGTCCCTAGCTCTGCTTTAGGAAGCGGCTCTTTCTTAATACGAACTCTGTACTTCATAGTTATAGGTATTCAATTTGACCACCTCGTTTCATAATGTCTTGAATCTCATCTTCGTCAAGATAATAAACACTTTCATCTTCATCATCATAACCATCCATATAAGATCCACCTGCTTGGTAAGTTCCACCATATGCACCAAGGTTAGGTTGCATTGTATTTAATTCACCTGGATTTTGTGGAAACCTGTAAGCTTGAGAATAGTCAGGTTGAAGGTATGGTATTTCTTGTCCTATTAAACCTGGTCCCATACCATGACTTCCTTTACCCATAAGCATATCACCTCTTAATGTAGCATGCCAACTTGTTGGAGTATATGCAGCTTCATTTTCAGGAGTTTGTGCTGCTTCTAACATTGTAGAAGCAAAATCCATTCCAGGACTTGCAAATCTACCAATACCTCCAAGAGAAGGTGAGTATTTATTTCTCATTACAAGTTTACCTGCTCTACCACCTACTGCCATAGGTTGTGTCTTTTCCTCAAACAAGTTCATTTCTTGATCAATTGCTTCTTGAGGTATTTCTCCTTTGAACATATTCGTAGGAAGATTATTAGATAATGTTTCTCCAGTTTTTCTTCTATATTTACGAGCATTTCTATCCATTGCTCTTTCACCTCTTCTGATATCTCTTTCAGTTTCTTTTTCAGAATCAGGTTGTCCAAATCCTCTAACTAACTTACCAAAACGATTAGCAAATCCTTTTTCTTTATTTCTAGTTACATCATCTTCTGATAAACCATCTTCAGGAGTTCTACCACTTTGTCGAAGATATTCAGGATCTTGATAAGATTTCATTGCCTTACGTTCTGTAGTAAGATTACCATAAGCATCACGTACATTTTTTTCTGTATCATCATACATACTAAAATCTCCTACTCTTTCAACTGAACCATCAGGTTTATATTTCCATTTAGCAACAAGTCTAGGACCCATTATTCCTGAGCTTACTTTAAACTTATTCATGAAAACATCTTCTGGAGTCATTGCTTGAAATGCTTGACCTATTGCACCTGCTCCATATGTACCTAATAGATTTTCCATACTAGAAGCAGCAGGGAATCCTCCAGTAAATCCTCCAGGATAACCTTGCCCTCCTTGAGTCCCAGGTTGACCAAATTTAAGTTGACCATTTTCAAAATAGAATCCACCCATAGGTCCTGTATAATATTTTGAACCTTGTCCTTGATTTTGAGTTGTTGTTTCATTTCCAACATCTCGTTGTCTACGTAATGCTTCAATATATGTATTGACACGATTTACTGCATCAGAATCTTGTCTACCTTCTTTTACTGCTTGATGATATTCTTCGTCAGTAACTCCTAAATCATCAAGTGCCATGTTAATTTCATCAGTAGTATATGTTCCTCCAGGTTGAAATCTTTTAGCACCACCAAACCTAGACATACTCATTTCATCCTGTTTTCTCATTTCCCTAAACATAGGACCTACAGCTCTTGTTTTAATACTTGTAGCTTCTGTGTCTTCTGCAAGATCACCTAATGCACCCATAAAATTTTGTCCTGCATTTTGAAGTTTATTCTGCATAGAGTAAAAATTCTGAATCATTGGATTACCTGCAGGATCATCATACCCGCCATAGAAAGGTCCAAAGTTGTAGTTATAGCTACCCCCAAGATCATACATATCATTAGGAGCTCCAGCATTATTCATCTGGTTCATCTTCATTTCATATGCTTTGTCAACTATGTTAAGCATCATTTTTTTTCCTAAACTATTCATAATAAGTTTAGCATTATTCTCAACAACATTATCAGAAGTTACATTTTGATTTGTAGCTCCACCAGCAATTTTCTTATATAAAGATTTTTTAACCTTATTCATATCTCCACCAAATCTTGCCATTGGTGCAGTCTCAGAAGGCATTGCTGCTACTGAAGGACCTCCTTGAGAACTTTGCTGAGACATAAGCTGTTCTGCTATTTGTGATAACATAGCTTGCTGTTGATCAGGTTGCATTTGCATAAATGATTGCATAAACTGTTGAGCCTCTTGCTCAGTCATTTGTTGTGACTGCATATAAGCTTTAAGAATCATCTCTGCTTGCCCACCTTGATCAGCTCCAGGTATTTGACCTCCTGGTTGATATATTGCCATTGATGGTCCTGATTGTCCTGATGGTCTAAACACTCTTACTTTTTTTCTTTCCATAATGTATGGTATATAAGTATAATATAGTAAAAATAAAATTTATTTGCTAAACATAGGATATTTATTCTTCTATGACAGTTATCCCGCCTGCTCTTAGTTGATTTATTTCGTCTTGAGTAAGATATTCAACAGTACCTCCTGTAGCAAAGTTATTCTTATCATAGAACATATGTAGTTCTAATGCGTTGTTACCAGGATCCATGTTACCACCTTTTTTAAAAGTTTCAATTTGACTATTTTGAGTATTAACTGTAGGTACATTACTTGTTTCTAAAATTGGAGATTTTGGTTGTTGAAACGTTTTATTAAATGCAATAACATCCTCCGCATTTTTTAAAAGTTTTCTTTTCTTTTTGTTACTAATATCCATATTATTAATACGGTCAATCATTTGTTGATTGTAATCAACTTGTATTATATCTTCTTGAGGTCTTTCAGTATTAAAATAACTTCTATCTAAAGCTACTGTAGCAAGAGTTGGTCTAGGTCCTCTATCAGCTTTGTTTTCTGCAGCTTTCCAAGCAGCTTGTTTTTTTATAAGCTCATCTTGCATTTTTTTAGTCTGACCTATATAGCGATAATAGTCCATTCTATCAAGAGGCTCTATATTTGTTTCATAGTTAGTTAAACCATAAGCTAAACGAACACCATTGTCAGCATTGTAATAATTACCTGCTTCAGGATTATTAGGTTCATCAGCATCAGGACTAGCATAAATAGTTGTATGGTGAGGTCTTCTTATATAACCTTTAGAAGCATCTGTATAATCTGCAGGAGAGTTTTCAACCCAAAGAGCCATATCTCCAGGTTGTCTTTGATTAGCAGGAATTTTTTCAAAAGGTAAAGATCCACTATTTACTTTTTGTACAAAATCAAGATTACCTCCAATAATTGGTACGTCATTAGCTCCTGCTTTTTGATATGTAAAACATCCATAAGGAGTACAATATAATTCACGACTAGGTGTTGCTCGTGGATTCCATTGATTTTCATTTGCATCCCATCTAGCTACATTATACTTTCCTTGATTAGGAAGTAATGCTTTTACAGTTGGGGTTAACGTTTGTCGTGCAGCTTCTAATTGTTTTGGGTTTTCTGCTGAAATATAGTTTGAATATGCTTGTCCTTCAGGACTATTAAACCAATCATCAGTAAGCATATAATTATCTGCACTATCTAACGTTTTAGCAGTAGGGATTATATTTTTTCTTACATTAGCAACACGTTGTTTTTCTTTCTCTAATGCAATAATGTAATCATCATATGCTTTCTTAGCAGCATCTGCAGTTTGCGCATAATATTCTCCATACGTTAATTCAGAATCTGTAGGCGCATTACTAGCTTGTGATTGAATACCATTTTGAGCTTGTGTAAGGCCTCCTTTTTGATATCTTTCTGTAGTCTCTTCTCCTGTAGTTGGGTTATAATACATTACTCTAGGAGCATTCATTTCTTCCCAACCTTCTCCAGGAAAATATGCAGAATAAGGAACTTGTCTTAATTCTTTTACTCTAAACTTACCTTTTCTGTTAGGATCAGGTTCCATAATAGTTTGAGATCTATTAGCAACTTGTATAGGTTCGTATTTTTGAGGAATATAATTATAATTATTAGGAATGATTTCTGTTTGTATTTGTGGTAATTTTTTAGTAGGTAGGTATAGTGTCTCTAACTTAGGATTAGTTTTAACTGGTTTTATATATACAAACTCATTACCAGCTTCTGTATATGTGCCTATTCTTGGATCATCAGGATCAGATACATATATTGGTGGATATTTCTTATTATAATTTTGTGATTTGGACGTATTTGACTTAGATGCAGTACTACTTGGATTTACAAATTTTACAGGCTGTACTGGTTTTTTATATTTCCATACTCTCCATGGTTGTTGACCTGTATAATAGGTATATTCTTTAATTGGATTAATCCTACTATAAGGATTGCCTGGTAACATAAGTTCTCCCCATCCTTGATTTTTACCTTGAAGATCGCCTAATGTATGCATCTGTTTATCACTGCCGTTATAGTTTGATTTTTTTAAAGCATTCTGAAATTCATTATAGGCATAATATAAAGATAAACTATCCTTATAGGCAGCTTGTCTTGATCTAAAGTCATCTATGTCTGAAGTAAGATAAGGTTTAACCGTTTTTCCTTTCTGAGCTTGAGTTAATTGAGGTCCTGTTGTACCAGCAGTTTGGAAATGAGTAATTTGATTATTTACATAACCACCTTTACGTTGTGTAATAACAGGTTGTTCTACAGCATTTTCTGCAGCATCTTCAGCTCTCCACTGTTGAAGAGTTTCATTATATGGTATAGTAGAATAAATAGGCCAATACTGATTTCCTCTAGTATAATGTTTATAGTTGTCTTTATTGAACTTATTATCCATAGAATATTCTACATCTATATTATCGCGATTTTTAAATCTAGCTACAAATACTCCAGGGGACACTTCTACCTTCTGATATTGATCAGGTTTATATGTACCTTCTTGTGTAGTAAAATCACCTGTTCGTTCATTATAGTATGGTATTACAGCATCTTCCTGTTGTTTTAATTTTTCTAATCTTAATGATTCACCTGATCTATCAGTATAAGGTTTCTGAGTATCAAAGTATGTCATTGGGTTAGGTGGTGTTTCTGTTGTACCAGCAGTTTGAGCCATAGGTAGTTCTTCTACAACGTATCCACCTTTTCTATACTGTTCAATTTCTTCATCTGTTAAATCAAGATATTCACCACCATCTTGGTAAATATCTTTATCATAGAACATATGTAGTTCAAGAGCATTATTACCAGGATCATTTTTATCTACAAATCTACCACCATCTCTAGCCATTTGTTTTTCAACAATACTATTAGCTCCAGGAAAGTATGTAGTAGTAGTGTCCCATGCTGGTTTAAATACAGGTGCCATTCCATTATCAGGATAAAGCATTAGATCTTTATCCGTAGGATTATAAATTGAATCTGTATAAAGCTTAAGCGCAGGTTTATTAGAATTTTTTGGATTCTTATATCCATTGCCTTTTATATCAACATTAATGTCTGCAGTTTTCTTCTGAGACTTAGCAGCCTTTGCTTCCTTAAGAGCTTTTGAGAGTTCTGATCTATTATACATTATCTAGGTGAATAAAGATTTTTAACATTAGCAATATTAAACAACATTTTAACATTACCTGATACAGTTCGTCTAAAAAGTATTACATGTCTATAGTGCCTAAACTTTTTACGCTCAGTTTGAAACTTATTGTAATTAAGATTGGCAGGATTAAGATTTCTAATGTATCCATTAGGTTCTGTTAAGAATGGAGTTTCTTGAGCTCCAGTAAATTCACCTCGATCATTAGTAATATCCCAGAACTGATTAACTCTAAATTTATTCTCTTCTTTAGAGAAAAGAATATCAATAAAGTTAGGATTGATAATAGGATACTGAATCATCAATGTAGGATCATTTTTAGGTACAATATTCAATCTTAATAATCCTGAGCACTGCTCGGAGTTGTAAATAGTAAGCTCATCAAAGTTGAAATCTAAGACATGAAATCTATCATGACAATTATCTGAATAAATAAAAGATTCTAACTGATACTCAAGACTACGCATAGTAACTATTTGTTGAACAGTATCTGTTTGAAATTCTATCTCAAAAGGATAATCAATATCATAGTAATTACAATATGAATCACATACATCATTATGTACCCATACAGAATTATTCAATACTGATAAGAAAGTATTTTTACCTGGTATGAGAAGTGTTGGATGCCAGTCATGATAAGATACCCACTGTCCTACTTTAGGATCATAACTCATAGTCCATGATGCATCTTGAAAATATGCAGGGTCACCAAGTTCAACTAGTGTATTTAATTGGTCTACTCTAAATAAGTTACGACGCTCGTAAGTAAGTGTGTATGGAATATCAGTTCTTACAACATAATCTTTCTTGCAGAAGTACATTAACATATCTTCATTATTGTATACTGCATGACATCCAATACCAATTACAGGATTATCGAGTAATTCAAAATCAGGGAACTGTTCAGTTAATTGATAAGGAAGATAAGTAGCAAACCACCACTTAAGTCCTCCAGGTAAAGATATCTCTTGAATGCCTTGACCTGCTACTGCAAATATCTTACCTTGATTCTGTGATACATAGAAAACACCAACTGGTGTAGAAACAACAGATCTCAAACTTTGACATGATCCATATTCATATGGTCTATCAGAGTTATCTAGATATTGTAATGGTTGACTAAATAGTGCACCGTCTCCAATGGTAACCTTTGTACCTGATTCAAGTGTTAATTGTTCTACTCCTAAAAACTGAGTTGGTGAATCAGTTTCAAATAATATTAATGCACCATTAAGATTAATAGGTTTAATAGCAGTTACTTTACTCCTGAAGTCTTTATAATTAAGAGGTAAGAATATTCTCCAGTAATCCTGACGACTTTCTAATGACTGAGGAAGTGAATATAAAACTCTGTTAGGTCGATATACATAACAAGACTCAGCAATAAGAGGATCATAATTTCTAGTATGAGTAGTTCCCCAACTAATTAAGTTATTATACAGTTTGTTAATGCTAAGAGAGAAGTCATACTTAAAGAAGTTACCTGACTTAATTATCTCAGTACTAAATAATCTTTGCAAATCTGTATATTCAAAAGGATCATAATGTTTTTCAAATAACAGTTCTCCCCAATCACGAAGATCAACGTTAATATTAGATTCAACATAGAAGTCTCTTACTCCTGAATTAAATAGATACATGAAAGCATTCTTTACAACAAAGAATCCTTGTAAACTTGCATTACTACTTCTATCAAAACAGTTCTTATCTGATGGAGTAACTATATCTTGTAAAAAGTTACCTCCTGTAATAGCAGGTAATATACTATTAATAAAATCTGACCAATCAAACTCTTCTGAATCCATCCAGAAAGCAGTATGTGGTATCATTTTATTTATTCTATAGTTATACTCTGCACCGTCAGGTTGATTAAACAACCAATTATAGAAGTAGAACATTGTGTTCTTTTCTGTGTATCTTCCTACATAGGTATCACCATTAAATAGCGGAGTAGTTTTAGTATTTGCAATTGGAGTCCAACAAGTAGATACTGGAACTTGTATGATAGATTCTATTTGTCCATATTGATTACGAGCTCTTTGTTTTAGACCAACGTAATGTGAAGATGCTGTTCTATTAAATGGTGTCTTAGGATTTTTAAACTTATCATCAGTAGATAAGGCATTACCATTTTCATCTGCCATATTAGCTTGTCCAACTGTTACTCTAGAGTTATCTACAGTTAATGGATCTAGTAAATCTCGTTTAGTTTCAAGAGTAACACATCTTGATCTAAATAAATTATTAATTCTATATTCATCTGTAAAATCTTGAATATAAGGTTCTAGATATCTAGACTCTTCAATAACAGTTCTTTTATTTGTTGCTTGCGGTGCTCTAAAATTATTGTAAAAACAATGTGAGTTATATTGCAATGCATACTGTTGATATTTATTAGCAGCCTTTAATAGTCTTAATGTTGAGTTTACTCCATCAACCATGTAGTTGTAGAATAAGATAGGTTTATTAAGGTTTGCTAAGAAGTTTGGAATAGCAGAAGTAGGAGTTGCAACAGACTCAGTAGCAGTAAATCCACTAATACCTCCAGGTACTTGATATATAACATCTCCTAATCCTGATAATGCACCTGATGAAGCATCAACTATTGCTTGAGCTCCAGGTACTCCTGCAGCAGCAAGTGAAGAAAATAAATTATAAACAGTATTGTCTAATGCACCTGCAGCATTATATCCTTGGAAGAAACCTTGCGCAATAACACCACTGTCAAATACAGCAGCACCAGAAGAGGCGCCAGCAAGGATTAATCCAATATTTTGATAATGTGGAGAATAGTCAACAGTACTTCTCTTTTCTTGTATAGCTAATGTTGCAATACCAATACCAATTAAAATTGATGAGATAAATGCAGCATCAGTTACAAACTTATGTTTAGGATGTTTTTCAGGATAATCAAATGCTCCTTCAGTAACTCCATTTAATTCACCATATATTTTTAGTTCAGTAGCTGATAGATAAGGATCTATGAACTGAGTATCGGGAGAATGAAATGTAAAGACACTTCTCGAAAAATTATTATTAGGATCAAATCCTGAGTATGCATTATCATTATAAGAAGGCCCTGTTGAACCAGTCAATGGTTCATAAGAAGTTTTGTCTTTAGAAATAAAGTAATCTTCTTGTAAACAATTATATGGATAGTTAGGATATAAACCTTGACGAGATGTAATTAAGTTAGTACTAGAATCATTATCCCCATCAATATCAAACTCACACATGTTATTAATCATTCCTTTAGCAATGATTGTTTCTTGTCCAACACGTGATCCTCTTAAGATTTCATATCCTACAATATTGTTAATAGGCAATCCATCATTATCTACAGGTGGCTTTACATTTTCAAATACAACACCCATTACTCGTATAAACTTATTGCCGTTAGCATCTACGAAGAAATGATTAGTAAGTTGGTTACCACCCAAATCACTCATGTTGTCAGGAAATCTATGGTGCCTAATATAATCATTACATAAATCATACTGAGGTATAGTAGTTCCTAAATAAGGAGGAAGTGTAACTTGAGACCAAGGATGTGCAGAAGCATTCCATATCTGAGGTTTGTCATCAGGATATAATTCTGTTGATTCCCAATAACCCATATAACCTTCTGCAACAATAGTACCTCCATCATCTGTAGTTGTTCCTGTATATGATCCTGGAGTTACTACAGCAGTATTATTTACTTGCCAGTTAGATATACTTGCAAGAGGAATACCTGCAGTTAACTCAGGTTCTGCATTTATAATACTTGACCCTGATATAATAGCAGTGTCAGTTCCAAAAGGAGGACGTCCTGGAATATGATATGACACAGACTTATCACCTGTATTATAAATCCATCTAATAAAGAATGAGTATACTTCGTCGCGTAGATATCCTGTTTTATTACCACCATCTCTGTAGTATGTTTCAGGATACTGTACATTAATCCATTTAGCTCTAATTTGATTTGCTAGTGGCTGATAGTTAAAGTCAAACTTATCAGTAGGGCCCACTCTTAGCATGTAAGGTCCTGTTTCAAATATAGCATCTGACTTATCTGCTATAGGTGTTCTTATAGCAAGTACATTCTTTGACAACTGTACCCAAGCAGGGTCAACATAATCGAGTGTTATCTTTTTCTGTCGAGTACTATAGATACCTACTTTAGATGCTACAGTTTGGTTATTAAAGAACTGTACAAGTACTAATTCAAATTCATCAAATCTTCTTTCTTCAATTAAATCAATATAGATATCTAAAGAAGAAGCGGTATTTGCATGAATGAATAATGGTTGTATATTAGATGGAATAAAGTAATCAGTTACTTTTTGTTCTTGTACTGTATACGCAACAACTACAAAATAAGTACCATTAGGCATTAATCCACCAGAAGCACCTCTTTCTAATCTGATACAAGGTTGTTGGATTATAGGTTCTAATCTTAATAGTTCGCAATCTAGCTGATTTGTGTTGATACAAGTTATACATCCTACAGGATAGAATGGGCTACTAGGCGTATTGCCTGATTCATCTGTGCATATTTGTACCCATGGGATATCTGTAGTAGGACTAGAAGGATCATTATTAGAAGGGGTGTCTACATCGACAGAGATATACCTATCAGGATTGAAACCATCAGACCAATAGATATCATACTTACATTCAAAGTTCTGCTTAGATACACCCGTAATAAGATTAGTCCTGTCAAAGTTTAGACAGTTTGCATTTGCAACTTTATAATACGTACAGCTTTCCTCCTTGAATATCCCAATTTCTGATTTACTATCATCCGTACTAAACAGTATCCAA